CATTTTATAAAAGTCCGCTATTGGTCCTCTAAAATTAAAATTATAAGGGGATCCTGATTGGGTAGTAGTTTTATCAACTATCCATTCTATCTCCATAGCATTAGAAAAATCTATATTACCCCACGTCAATAATAGAAATACCTGCGTTGTAGCAAAAAGCTCCATTTCACCGTAATTTGAAGTGGTATTGTAAGGAGCGTCCAGCAGTACATCATATGTTCCTGTGGAATAACTAACACCAACAACGGTACCAAATGATGGAACGGACGGAACCTCAACTCTATCACCAACCCTATATGCAGGTATTATTATGGAATCCCAACTTGTATTAAGTTCATTCCATGTCCAAATATCAGGGAATAATTCCAGTATTACTGGCATTCCAATAGGTACTTCATATTGCTGTCCCGTATTAGGATCTATGTATGCAACAGGATCATACTTATCGTCACCAAGCTCTATTACCTTTCCCCCCTGTTTAAGTTTATAGAAATTATTTATAGCACTTATCATCGATTGATTCTGTTGACTGCTATAGATTTGTTGTGAATCTAATGGATTTATAGTGTTACCTAAATCTGATAATATAGGTGAAAGTATATTAATGGTACCCAGCATTAATGAAGGATTTGCTGACGAATAATAGTATACCGGTGATGTTTGACTAGGTTCTATATACCAGGTAATTGAATTACCACCAGTTGCACCGTTATTAATTATTCCAAGTGGATCAATCTGAGTTAAATTTGGGTCAGTTGTAATTATAAGGTCATAATTATAAGTGGACGTATCAGAAATACTAAATTCATAGGTCTGGCCTATGTATAAATTTAGTACCGGATTAGGTCCAGTGGATCCATTTGGTAAATTTCCGCTAAAATAAATAGCACTTCCTGTACCTCCCAGAAACTGTACGGTTGAAGAATAACTATTGTTATATGAACTAGGACTTTGTATAGCACCGGGTAACGGACGGACTGAAAAGTTTCTTAGATCCTCTAAAAAACCGAAATCCGGATTGGGATAAAAATCGAAATCAAACCCTGAATCAAAATCAGATCTTCCCATTATATCGGTCCATGATTTGGTGTTATATACACCAAAATAAATACCCTCTCCAGTTATATCTATGATTCTGGCGTTTAATGGAAGATAATCTCTCTTTAATCTTTCTTTCAGAGCAAATATTTTAATAAGTACCTCCTCTTGCGTGAATTTAAAAGCATCCTCCACTATTGGCAGATTAAATTCATCTTCCTCACCGGTTACTTTATTAAGATCATAATAAAGTCCAAATAAAGAGGTCTTTTTATATGTTCTGCTTGGTATTAGTGTGTCCTCCGATGTAACATCAAGTACATACTCCCCATTTTTATTAGGTCCGTATGTTTGTGTAAGCTTATATTTACCAGAATTAGGGTTGTCCAATATATCACCAATCTGATATGACATGTTATATCCCTGAGATTGCTGTTTATTGATTGCATTTAAAAAATTCTTATTCTGCTGGATAGGAGATTCTACTCTTAGTCCATTATATTTAAGGTTTAACCAATATTCTTTTATTCTAAGATCCTGATAACCAAAAAACTTAAGAGCATTAATAAGACCTTTATAACTACCAATATAGGGAAATATTTCCTCCCCAGCTACCATAAGTTCCTTCCTTTTCTCGTTTATCTCTAAATAATTGGGTAATGGTTCCGCAGGATCATGGTCCCTAAGTATAACTGAATCACTATTATAAAAAGATCTTCCGAGATTTGCTAAAAGCACTTTAAATCTCTCGTCCTCTCCTATTATTTGTCCGTAGTAATCTACCTCTAATATTTTTTCCGGGGTTCCTGTGGATATGTCATCAACTATAAGCTTTCTCTCATAAATGTTTTCCGCACCCTCCGGGCCATTTAGAGCAACGTTTATTGGTAGTGCACTGGAATTAATAGACGAAGTTGTTGTATTGACATATCCATTAGAATAGAAATCATTAGGATCAACATCAACATCAAAAATCATGTTAGGATAACTAACTATTAAGGGTTCACCGTCGCCACCATCAAGCTGATCAGATATTGAATAAGTAAATATTATTTCTGAAACGTCAGTTTCACCATAGTTATCGTTATACCATCTACTTCTCCATTGTGGCGAAGCAGTAGCTCCAGTTGCACCTGTATGAGGAAGCCCGTATGTAATTTGTGATGTGGTTACATTATAAAATTCCTGCACAACAAATATCTGCTCATTCTCATATAGATTAGCAGATACGGGATCGAAATAAATATTTCCCTTAAAATATCCACCCGGTCTATTTTTATAGGGAGTGGTAAAGTATATTTGATTATCCGGACTAATTATACTCTGTCCTGAATAGTAGTCACTAGGTATAGTTATTGTTAATTGTGTACCCAATAGATTAACGGCTGATATCTTCCCTCTAAAGTCATTCTGTCCAGCAACGGATCCTTCCAGATATATTTCAGTGCCCCTATCTAAACAATAAACGGCTTCTGTATACCAGGATTCCATATCGAATGCATTAAGATCTTCAACATTAAATAAGAAATTATAATATGTTGGAAATTCTGTGATATCCAGGTCACCTGGATTACTAGCACCTGATATGGATGTACGGTACGTAAATTTGGAATCTAAAGGATTAGCTCCAGTTGGTCCGATGTAATCAAAATTTAATGGATTACCTTCCTTATTGAAAAACTTAAGTCTTATATCTGCCATCTTAAATTAAAAAACTCTTTTATTATTTCTTTTTACTGTATAATTGAAGAAATTTTTAATCTCCTTCGTTGATTCAATTAACCCATAAACCACTCTCTGAAAATAATTCAATATCCCCTCCTTCACTGGATCCTTGTATATAACATTGGATAAACTTCTCCTGAGTATTTGATCTTCATAAGCAAACCCATTATATAGATTATCGTTGAAGCTGTTCATTACGTCATAAATATTTTTATCCGGATCAAAATCATAGTATCTTCTTTCTACTGTAACTTTGGATAATTCTTTCATTATTTTTTTATATTCCTGCACATTTGAGCAAGGAGCATATTTATATTCTCCATTTGCATTAGTAATTGTTGCTCTGTACCCAGAGCATCCTATGTTATTTGCTCTGATTAGAGCAAGCTCGGAAGATTGGTATACATCCCTATTATTATAGAAAGTTGTATTTGACGTTTTTGGTTTTATTCCAGCAACGGTATAATTTATACCTTTATCCTCGCCCTCGAAAAATGGAGTGTAATTTTGCATTATTTCTTAAAATTTTTAGCTTCCCTGATTAATTATTTGGGTTTTCATAGAGCTATTTAATTCCATTCTAAAAGAATTAGGAACTATGGATGATATTGTTACATTGAGCGGACCTGGTTTTCCGTCAACAAAATCCTCAGTGTATGATGTTCCGTTTCTATCCGTCCATCCTCCTCTTAAAAGGATCAATTGATTTCTACCTATGATTATATCACCAAATTGATCCATCCCTATAACTTCATCCAGTTGGGCCTGAGAAACATTATCCAAATCCTGTATGTTTATTTGGTTCTGCTCATTGGCCTGTCCGATAAAGTAGAAGGAAACTGAATCAACTCCAGACACTGATTCTATCAATGCTATTATATCAGATTTTGGTATTTTATCTCTTCTTTTCAGATTTAACATATAATCTGAAATTTTCTTCCTTACCGCCTGTCTTATTGTCTCCGGGTCTGAACCTTCAAATATACTTAATATAGCATTTCCTACAAATCTAGTTATCACTGGTTGCACAATTTTAACCACCGTTGTTGCTATCATGGAACCGGAGTCCTCTATGAGATTAAGTACTCTTGCCTTCTGTGCATTACTTAAAAAGAAGTCAGAAACGGGAACACTAAAATAATCTTCATTAGAGGATATATTTAGCGTAACATCAGGAACTAGATATATGTAAACCACATTATCATCATCAAGATAATCATCATCAAATGTTGAAAATGCCTGAATCTGAGAAAATATTCCTAACTTATTTAAAAATACCTCATAATTATCAGGGTTTGCGAAAACAAAAGATCTTGAAGTTTTAGGTGCAACCAGTCTTATTAAATTAAGAGATTCTGGATTAGTACCAAACGCTGGATCTATTTCGTTATTAACATCTATATAAAGATTAAGATCAACTGATGCTCCGAAGAGGTCAGTTCCCTGACTGGAAAATCTGTATGTCAATTGATTATCCTTGGTTGAATTGGCATTACCACTTATTCCATTAGTTTTAAGATATTCGACTCTTATTCTAGATCCTCTAGGTGGGACCATACCGAAATTAGAATTACCAAAATAAACATCAAGTCCTTCCTGTATGCCGGTTCTAACTAAATATCCTTTACCATTAAGTGGAATATCGTATAATGAATCATATCTTCTCCATTTTTCCTCATTAACATAAACATCAACATAAAATTGATCCAGAAAAGCTCCCGAGGTTGAAGGTAAATTATAACTTTGCAGAGATTGACCCGTCCCTGTTAAAAGAGCTGTTTCAAAAGTTCCTTGTACTAACTTTACTCTAAGATTATTTCCTCTTGTAAGTGGTATAGTTACTTCAGGACTACTGAATCTGAGAGAATATGTTTTTCCGTTTTCCTGACATCTAATTTGGGTATTATTTTTTATTATAACGGCTCCTCCACCTACTCCGCCTTCCCTTGTATTCCATTTAAGTGAAACTTCACCCTGAGCAGCACTAGCTCTACCAGAATCATATCCAGCTATTCTAGCTAAGCTTCTAACCGAATAATCCCTAGTTGCCTGGTCTATATTCAATTCCGTTATGGAATCCTCTATAAAATACAGAATCATCTGGGATAGATTTTGCAACACAAATAATATTTGTCCCCAGGCTGAAGCAACAGTAAATACGTTTGCTGTCTGGTTATATGTTGCCTGCAAAAAATTAAACGTATCCCCAAGAAGACCGTTTATTAAAATGTTATTTTTCTTAAAAATGTTCATATCTATTATTATGTTAATCTTAATGTAACTAATGGACTTAATTTTCCATCCTGTGGTAATTTAAAATCTAATGTTGCGATGTCTCTTAATGTACCAACATAGAATCTGAGATCATAGCTACCTCCAAGTACTGAAAATAATGGAACATAGACCTTAAGAAAAAGATCCAATTCCTTTCTAATACTAGATTCTGAAAGCTCAAGGTTAAATATAAGATCTTCCAGATTTAGTCCAAATTTAGGATCACCCAAAACTTCGCCCTTATTAGTAAGAAGCATCATTTTAAGTTGGCCTATACAAATCTCTATTGGATCTGTGACCTCTATTTGATAAGGATTGTAGTTGGGATCAAGCGGATCCCTATTGTAAATCTCTCTCATGGGAATTTTTTATTTCCCATTATATATCTAGATTAATTCCATTGAAGGAAATACGAAGGTGTGTTCTCACCATTGATCATATCCATGACCTCCTGAAGCTCAGCTTCACCAGTAGATCTTATGTCTGATGTGTTAACTTGTACACCACCTGGCAGATTGTAATTGAAAACGGATAGCATGTTAGCCAATGCAATTTTACATTTAGCTATGCAATATCTAACGAAAAGTTCATCGTCAAAAAGGTATTCATCGGGAATTGCAACAAATGCTCTAACTGATACGTCTATTCCGCCTACACCAAATCCCTGTGCAGTTTGACCCTTACCGGATCTATTTGGATCTCTACCCATTATGGTTAGAAATTTTGTATTCTTATTAAACTTAAACGCGTATGTATTTAACAGATAAGCCTGAGCTAAATCAAAATAAGAATACATTACTGTTCTATAAACAAGGTTATCCCCAACAAAAGGGGAAAGTAATAATTCGGAACCAAGAAGCTTTGAATCACTGAAATCCCTATCAGGATTACCTGAAATACCGGATCCACCTAATTCCCTAACCTCGTACACTGATATGATCGGTTGAGGTAATTTTATCTGTCTAGTTTTTTTAAATTCCGGATGTTGAAATAGAGAATTGGCAAGAACAAAAACTCTATCTTCTACAGCATATTGATAATTATCATAAAACCAAGCTTTAGCTCTTTTTATAATTCTTTCAGTTTCTGCAGCATTCAAATTATACGGTAATGCACAGCTAAATGATAATGCATCCTGTATCTCCTGTACTAATTCCTCTTGTGTCATTTTAAAAAATTGATTTTTTAGTAATTCATATTACCAAATCTGGGCTTATTGTATGTATCATTGGAATCTTTAAGTCTCTTATCAGATACAAATCTAAGCATTCTCTGATCACTAGGATTTTTAACCTTCATTGTCTCCTTGCTTATCTCAGCATTTTCACCTATTATACCGGCTCTAAGAACTCCTCCGTCTATTTTACAATTTATATTCTTACCCTCGCAGTCTATAAAGCAATCATTCAAGGTGTTAGTGTAATCTACTATGGTTGATTTAACTTTGGATGAAATAACTTTGGTTCCGCTAAAGATATACGAATCCTCTATGGAAGACTTCTTAATATCGCAGTTATAAATATTACAATTTTTTATAGATGCATTTTTAATATCACACATTATAAGGTCAACATCATTTATTCCGAATGCTCCTCTGCTTCGAGCTTCCTTAACCTGATATCTTCCATTAGTGGTATCATAGTTAAAATAACATGAAGTTATATCACCTTCAACAATAAGATCAAATATTTTATCTCTTATTGCAGGGAAATATGTTTTTATATTTTCATCCCATCCCTTTAGATCGACAAATACGTGGAAATCAGGATAATTTTTAAAAAAGAAATCGGGATTACTAAAAGATCTAACAACCTTGGAATATTTACTCATCATCTTCTGCAAAGCAACCAGATCATCCTGTGTATATCCTGTTATTCTTCTGCTCAATAGATCGTACATATAAAGAATTATATAATCTATAATTTCTCTGATATCTTTTATTTTTTTCTGATAATCACGATTACCAAGATACCTAAATTCTATATAGCCCTGTGGTATCTTAGTGAAATTAACACCATAATACTTGTCATTAGGAACCTTATACATTTTAGGATCTATCGAAGTTATATTTTCTAGTATAGAAAATCTATTGACAGGCACGATTTTTTTTATCGATTTAGCATAGACATTTTTTTCTCTGTTACCAAATTTTGAATAGATTAGTCCTTCGTCAAGACCAAGTATAAATTTAAGTTTGTCTATATTTTCTATCTTATCCTTTACGTCCCTTCTGAATTTATCAAAACTTACAGAAAATTGGAATGCACATCTATCAGTGGTCCATCCATTTTCATCTATCCATTTTAATACCTTTATTAATATTATTATAGCTTCATTGTAAGGTAAAGGACCTGTTATGAACTCCATCATTTTACTTCCACCAGAGTAGTCTGGCTCTAATTTAAAATTAGAGCCATCTACAGGTATATTTGAATGATATTTTTCTGAAACTACTACTTTTTTCTTAATAAGTGAAGCAAGGGATTCCGCTGCTTTACCTTTTAGTAGATTTGTATAGAATTCAAATTCGAATCCTATAACGGAAGATTCAAGTGCATTAATTCTATCGAGATGTGTTCTATTATCTGACATCGATTAATTGAGCGAATATTTTTCCAGAAATTACATCAACTTCATATAAAGATACGGATAAAGTATCCCCAGCCTTGATGTTATTTCCTTTCTTACCCAGTCTATCCTGAGGAACTAAAGCCATTAAACCAAGTTCAGTTATTTCAACTAATGCTCCGTTTTTTCTTTTGTGTTTAACTTTAGCTTCATAATTATCCAAGCTTCCCTCAGAAATTCCTTTTTCTAAATCTTGCATAATTACATTCTTCTCCAATGGTTGATCCAAAGTAAGAGTAAGCCTATTATTATCTTTTATTTCCTTAACGTAAAATTCAATCTCGTTACCAGGAACTAATGTTGTTGAGGAATTACCGTTTTGGAATTCAGTCTTATGGATTAATCCAGTATAAACGCTGTCCCATTCAACAAACACGCCGAAATCGCTAGTACCAGTAACATATCCCTTATATTTTTTAGTTAAATCAAGCTCCTGGATTTTAGAATCCATTATCTTGTTTAAGTATTTCTTATAAGAAACTATAAATATGTCCTTTTGATCGATATACCCCTCGATCATAACATGTAGTTCTTTTCCTACGTATGATTCAAAGTTAGTTATTTTATTAGCAGCTGCTAATGATCCAGGTAGGAAACATTTAATTCCAGATAGATCCACGATATATCCACCCTTGTTAACGCTCTCTATTCTAACTAGATATGCACTACTTTCTTTTTTAATTTGTTCAAATAATTCAACCTTAAGGCTCTGTATATAATGCTCAACAGCGGATCCTAGGTAGCTACCGTTGGATTTTCTAACTCTAACGTTAATGGTTTCACCAGGGACGAAATTTAATCCTCCGATACCAAGCTTGGTTGCGTCTTTCCTTTCTTTCTTAAGATCCAGGTAAATCGTTTGTCCAGATCCCGTTTGTGCCAAAGCCTCATCTTCCTTAGCGGAAATGATTTTACAGCCATAAACAGCACCATCAATAAGATCTTTCGATCCCTCGTCCAATAAATGATATGTTGAATGATAAAGATCAGCTAATTCCTGAGCATATGGTTCATGACAATAAACCTTTGCCCCATCAGGTGATTTAACTTTATGATTAATTGATAGTCCGTTAGGAATATCCCAGTCGAAATTATCTAATGCTTCTAATTTCATGTTTTTTTTAGTTTAAAAAGTGATAAAAATGTTATTAATTGTACTATATATCTATCTTTAAGTTCCTTTATTATATTTGGAAATTATTAGAAAACTAGTGGCACAAAACCAATCATAGGAACAGGTCCGTTAGGACCAGGAATACCACCTCTATATATAAATTTAAGCTCCAATAAATTCATAGCAAAAGAGTATGCTATAGCAGCAGCAACTACCTTAGCAGCTATTACTTTCTGACCAGGTCCCCTGTATTTTTTACCTGAGTTAAATGCTCTTCTTAGATTATTTGCCAATGTCTCGGCACTACCATAATAAATGGGTATATAGGATCCACCCTGTGGGGGTACCAATAAAGCAGGTGGCACCGGTGGAGATGCCTGTAATGGTTGGGTTACAGTAGATTTCCAATAATCTATAACACCCTTTGCCATAATACGATATGGATCCTCCGGCTTATCTGGATCCTCATTTTTCTTAGCAGCTTCAGCTATTTCATTAACCCATCTGATTTTAAGATCATAATATCTAGTTCTCTCGAATTCATAGCTTATATTTTTCTTACGAATGGACTGGGATATATTGGAGATAAAATCATTAAAAAGATTACGATTTGTTTCAAAAGTACTAAGTAACGAATCATTATTAAAAAAAGATATCAGATCTCTAATATAGAGGTCATCGAAATCTATATTTATAAGTCTACCAAATTCTCCGAATAATGATGAATCACCAGATCCAGCAGAATATGTAAATTTAGATATAAATGATGGCGTTATATATTTTGGTATCCTATTGGGATTCATCTGATGATCCTCCTGATATATTTGCTTTGATATGTTTTGATTTTCAATATTTCTTATATTGGAAAGATCCTCATCCGTCAATTTTCTATTTACCCTGGTTTCGGTAATTTCTATAGTTCTTGTATAAACCTCATTAAAATATGTAAATCTTACGTTATATTTTTTATTAGGTAAAATAGCTACGATCTTAGCATTAGCATTAAAGGTAACTCCATCTACCGGGACAGTAGCCTTTATAATATCACCAATTTTAGGACTTCTATATAGCACGGGAGCTAATATATCATCTATCTTGTCTATTACTTCACTTCCATAATCTCTGAATACACCATATTTTAATGTGTATATCCATTTTAAATAATTAGAACTACCATCAAATTCTTTAATTATTTTTCTAGCTATCTCGGTAACTACCTGCTCTCTCGATGATGGTATATTCGGGAATTGGGAAAAAAATTGGGAAAATCTAAAGGGAGGGATTGTTTTTTTATTGACCTCCGTCCAGTTCCTAAAATCAAGTTCAACTTTATTTGCTGCATCACTTGCATCTACCTCAGGTATAGCCTCTTCAAGATCTGCATACATCGGATCACTTTCTTTATCAGCAAAGGACGGAACCCTCTCTTTCTCCAACATTTTGAATGCCTCAGAAAATTTAGATTTCATAACTGAATCCTTGCCTTTCTTGTGTAGATTCCCGAATGGTGATTGAGCCTTATTAACGGTTGCTGCAATATATTGTGATGTTAAATATTCAGCAAGATCATCAGAATCCTTAAGATCCTGCGATCCAAATTTCTGGCTAACGTTATTTATAAATGATGTCCAATCTGCTGGCATTGTTATTTGGTTTTAGATACTTGACTTAGATGCTGTATGTCAACCATGGGAATAATGGGAACACCTGAAGGTCCAACACCAGTAGGGTGGGTATGTTGATTAAATAGCGATAAAAATTTATTTCCGAGTACGAGTTTTTCTACAGCTCCGTCACCGAGCTCAATATTTTCGGATTTAACTATTACCTTCTGTTTTCCTCCGCTTTTTTCCATTCTTATCTCATCCTCATTCATTTTCAGAACTATTCTGAGTTTCTCCTTGTCCGTTCCCGCATTTTGTGTGTCTATCTGGATCGAAGCTTCACCAAGCTGAAATAATAAGCCTTTACTCCTGGTGTAAATCATTTTAAGCACGCCGGACTCAGACTCACTATCATACAATAGAGAATGTGTGCCCTCGTATGAATTCTCAGTCTTTAGCTCCTCCTTAAGAACGGGGTCAATCTCCTTGATATAATCATAGTAGACCTTATAATAATTTTCATTCTCAAAATAAACTGCAACAACAGAATCTATTTTCGGGATGGAAATATTTCCACCTACCCCGCCACCTCCAAAAGAAACACCAGGTATCTGTTCTGCCCAAGGCAAATCTTCAACCGGTATATCATCAAATATACCAAAAACACTTATCTTTGCTCTACCCTGATATAAAGGGTCTTTGTTATCCGCTATTTTACCCAGATATGTTTTTCTATTTTCCATCTTTTAATTAAAATCGGAGCTTTTTGGATTAAATCCATCTATACTAATATTATATTTGGTATCAGGTTTTAAGTTTCCTAGATTCTCATCCGATGTATCGAAATCTCCGCTAACCGATGGATACACCTTACCTATATCACCTCTTCTGTATTTTACTTCCTGTCTTGGATAAACCGGAGTTGGTGTTGAGTTAAAAGTATTTGAAGGACTTCTTAATTCACCATTGGAGGTTATTTGTGTTTCCGCAGGATATATCGATTGATTAAGTTCGGCGTTACTAGGTGGAGGAATTACATCGGTATAAACTTGTGATTCACCTAGTGATGCTGATTGCTCAACATCATTATAAACTCTCTCAGTATTTCCTAGATTTTGACCTGGTACAGGCTCAGGATAAACACTATCATTAAATTCAGGGTATATTCTATCAGGAACTCCCAGATCAGATCCTGGTACATTAGCATACACATCACCACCAGGAGCAGGGTAAACTCTATCAGGCGAGCCTAAATCAGATCCAGGAACATTATCATACACGTCACCTTGTGGAGCTGGATAAACCCTATCAGGAACTCCTAAATCAGCACCTGGAACATCCGAATATACATCACCCTGAGGAGCTGGATAAACCCTGCCAGGTACACCTAGATCAGATCCTGGTACACCAGAGTAGACATCACCTTGTGGAGCTGGATAAACTCTGTCAGGAGCACCCAAATCAGCTCCTGGTACACCAGTGTAGACATCACCACTAGGTTCAGGATAAACTCTTTCAGGCACGCCTAGATCAGCTCCAGCTACTCTGCTATAAACGTCACCACCAGGTGCAGGATAAGCTCTTTGTGGTGGACCACCTAATCCGGTTGATTGTGGAGTAGGGAAATCAGTTTTACTGATACCTGCATTAACTCCTCCTAGACCATCCAAGAATTTTTGAGCGTTATTAAATGATAAACTTGTTAATATCTCTCCAGGATTAAAACTATATGCATTACCAAGTGCTAGCTTATTTAGCCCTTGTAAATTTGGTTGTATGAAATTTGCAACACCTTCATTAATTAAATCATTTAGTGAATTACTAACAAAATTAGTAAGCAATTGACTTCCTATTGATAATATGTCATCCTGATCCTTAGGATTTTTCTGAACTGATGATCTAGCACCATCCCAGCTATCACCAAGTACTAAAGGTTTCCCATCCTGTCTAATATTTGGATATTGACTTCTAACTCTAACCCTGTCTATATGAATTTTAAATTTCTGTGTAACTGCTTCCGCTGATGTTCCTATATTAAGGTCATCTGAAATCGGTGTACTCTCGGTAAAGTCAAATTCACAACCTCTACATTCAAAAACCATAACTGGTTTTATACCGGATTGATCCTGCTGATTTTTTAAAAGTGATAGATCATTATCAAGTCCAGATTGATTTACAACATTACCAACAAATGAGTTAAATGAGCTTGATGGACTTATATTAGCATTTGGAGCTTTGAAATTCTCATTCTGTTGTGAATCCACACCAGTAGAAGCTCCCAAATTTGACCCCGGATTATTACCAGATCCAAGTAATGTTGATAGATTGTCAATAGCTGTTAATGCTGCTGATGATCCTATAAGTCTAGATGTTTTAAAGAAATTTCTAACCTCAGAAACAAAAATATACATTCTAAATTTTCTAAGGTTTCTGGGTAATAATTCCCTCATATTATCATAATCGAAAGTTGCCTGATTGTATAAATCAGCCAAAGCAGACATTCTAAGATTTATTGATTCTAGCGTAGATATTTCCAATACCTTACCACCTGTTCTTTGTGGATTAAATTCTCCGCCATCGGATTGTGGACTGTACCCAGGTCTTCCAACCTGTGCTAATTTATCTAAACCTCCTATTGATTGGATAAACCATGGTGAATTTGTTACTATGTCATTAAGAGTCAATTTAAACTGTCTCAGCATATCAGATCTTTTTCCACCATAAGCAAAATCAGATTCTCTTTCCTCCAGATAACTAGTAGCCGAATAGAAAGCTACCTTACCGTCAGCTGATCCTGAAACTGAATCATATTGTGGTTGTCCGAATGGATTTTCTGCAAAATTACTAGCACCTGCACCGTAGAAATAACTTCTATCCCTGAATAATGGACTAGGCGGAAGACCATCGTCTGGTCCAACCGGTAAATTACCAAAATCGAATACTATTTTAAATCCAAGATATGTTGGATCCTCGTAATTACCTTGCTTCGATAATTTAAAGCCTTTTAGAAATAAACTCCTTTGTTGATCTGTTGCTCCGAATGACATTTAAAAAAAATTATTTATACTATTTATCTCAACCTTAGAATTGTCCACTTTGTATGGATATTGGGAAAGCTTTAGGAAGAGCTCCTGAAGAATTAGCAGTCCATGCTCTTCTACTTAAATTCAGCTTTTGTTTAAGACCTCCGCTAGGGGTCCAGTATATTTCAACACCCAAAACTACATAATTCCCAGATAGAAATAAATCCAAAGTAGGTGACATAGTTTTATTAGATTCCTTGTTCGGAAGGTTTCCAGTGTTTTGCTGTCTTGGTCCTCCATCAAATGCATATATTGAAACAGGGACGACCTGTCCTTTTATGACACCAGCAAAATATGAACTCATTTCTATTTCGAGGGTTAGTTTATTTACATCCAAAATATTTATAATATTCTGCATTTTTGTATGATAATAATTTTCATGGACTCCACCATAAGTTGCATCCACATTAATATTAATTGGTCCTAGCCATTCTCTTCTGGTTTCATTCTTATATTCATTATCTCTTGCTCTACCCTTTTGTAAAATCATACCGGTTTCTATATTCTCCGGTGTTTGTGATTCCATATCATATTTGGTATATTTTTCAGAAGGTGTCTCCGCAGTAGTATTCTCGTCATAAAAACCAATCGTATTGACATAACCGGAATAGTTTGAAACATTACCTGATCTTGAGGTTAGAGTATATCCATTTATAAAAAATGGGGTTATCCCCGCACCTAGCATATTGGTCAAAACAAACGGTGTTGTTGTTGGAGCTGCAGCAGAAGATCCCGGTATATTTGCATCAGGCTTAATCCCATCCGAGGTATAACCGGGTATAAACATTACTTCCTGTTTAGGATCACCTTGAAATGCAAATTGTGTACCCATATTTACAAAATTAACATTATAATACTGATCAACCCAGCAATCAAAAAAGCTGGTCTCATCATCTTTATATGATCTTATGCAAACATCGGATATAAAATCATAATATGAATAATTTGGACATATCCACGTCATCTCATCAACAGTAGCATTTTCATTTGTAGCAAACCCCAAATTAAGCTCCTGTGAAACCTCAAGTAGAACATCAGCTGATGATTTATTACTGAATGACTTTATGACTGGCGAGTATAAACCCGGTATATAACACTCAGCAACTATTGAAAATTTAAAATTAATACCATTTGGATCTGAACCTGTTGGCGAATATTTACTGGATACCCCACCATCAACGGATAATATCTTATAGTCCATTCTCATCGGATTATATAGATCACCTGGTGATCTAAGATATACTGAAACTATATCTCCATCCTTGGGATAACTAACCGAAATAAACAATGGTTCCAATACATTAAAAGAAAACCTTATTACAGGTAAGAATCCATTCAAATCCAGATGGAATTTAGTGAGCCCTTTACTTACCGGATATCCATTGATCATTATATAGGGTGATTCCAAACCTATCGAATATTGTGATGTCTCACCAGTATCCCTAAGTTTCTGTACGTTACCGGATCCGCCCGACTTATCAACTTTAAGCATCTCATCCAGCTTCATATTATTTAAAGCCAATGAAATTATCTTTATGTCATCAGTATTCATAATCGGTTAATGTTAATTTGATGGCTGTGTTAATCCTCCACCACCTGAGTCGGGAGCGAATATTATAAATCCATCCTTTTTAATTATTGTTCTTTGACTAGGTTGCATAACATTAGGTGGTAAAGCCATTTCTGGAACATTCTTTATTTTGGAATCCAAAAACTTTTTTCTACCATCACTAACCTTAAACTTCTTCTGTTCTTGGTTATTTCTAAATACCTGATTAGCGTTAGTACTGGTATTGGATGATGAGACTGCCTGGTTTTTAGATTTTTTAACATTAAATGTGCTGTCTATCGTGCTACTGGTTGGAAGCATCAGCACCCTATTCTGGTCCATCGCAAATGGATTGCTTATGTTATTCAACTTTAGCAGAGATCCCATTTTACCCTGATCACCAAATTTAATAGCTGCTATTAGATCTGGTCTCATCTGATAATCATCGCCAACAATAAAAACCTCGCCTATTTTAACATCCACGTTATCGTAAGTAATTGATGCTCTAGTTAAATCCCAAATCCCGAATTTATTGGAATCTAAATCGGATGAAGGATTAAATATTGATTTATTTCTTGATATAGTATCTATCAGAAGAAGTCCCATTTTTATCTATTATTTTTAAGGTTGAGGTATATTAGGGCCTAGCTGATCTGTCAATTCGGTGGTATATGAATTCATATTCAAATATCTATTAATGGTTTGTTCGCTAAGAGGATTACCATTAACATCAGCTTGTGAATTATAAGATTGAGCGGATGCCGATGTTTCCAAGCTGGATTGATAAAGTCTACCATCACCCCTATTAAATATACTCTCTATCTCACCTCGCTCCCTATCTCTACCATGTAGCAAAGTAAATTTTGCTTTTAGAGTAGTTGGAAAATCATCAGGTCCTAATGTATCACCAAAAGATATATCAACACTGTCACAAACAAGATTTCCGATCATTGCTATAGGATTACATGGATTACCTATAGTTAAATGCCATTCGCCTATAGGTGCACCGGTAAGTAAACTAGCAGGTGCCTGCCATTTTTCTATAAAATCAGGTAAAACTGTTAATTTAAGTAATTTACCGAAACCTGATCCAAATTTGGCAGAGAGCTCCTTCAGCTTACTAACCGTTAATTTTTCACCCTTATTAGCATCAGTACCATCTCCGACTATTCTTTCAAATTCAGATCTCAGATCATTCATACTATTTCCATTTGCGCCATTCAAGCCAAATCCGCCAGTTTCTGTTGCACCACCAGCAGCTTCAGTAGCTATTTTTGTAGGATTAGTTAACTGATCGCCATATTCAATTACAAATTGTAGTGGGTCCCTATAGAATGATGCAAGACCAGCATCTCCACCAGGAAACCCTATTGCTGGGAATTGTGAATTATATCTTATATCAGGGGTTAAAAAATTACCATAATTTGTTCCTATTGATAGCATGTTACCTAATATATCAAGCATTGCTGCCTTTGTATTAACCTCACCCACTGAAGTTAATTCATATTCAAAATTAACAACCAGGGATTCCCAAGTGAATTTAAGACCCTCATCCCTTACCTGTGTTTGTTTAACTACATCCAAGGGAACCCAAATGTATTCGGATAGAAGCCCAGCTGATCCGTCCTTTGCTCTGTCTCTAAGTCCTCTAACCCTAAGATCGTCTATTGAAGTATTATTTGGATCGAATGCAATTGCGGCACCCTCTGCAAAAGAAGATACCCCATTCGCTAATATATCAGTTCCTGTTGCAGTTCTAGCAGCTGACGAAAACCACTGGAATGGAAGATCTCCAAAAAATCCATTACTCGTAGATTTACTTTCCTTTATACTTTCCTGCGTTTTAGGAGTCCATTCTAGCCCAGTAGTAAATGAAATAAGCTCACCTAGAGCATTACCTGTATTACCGCCAAACCATGTTACCGCCTGTGCAACAGGTCTTCCTGCACCCTCTTTTTTATACGAATCTGAATCCTTAACAATAGCAGGTATTGAGAAATTATCCAGAACTGGAGTCGGAAACCTTCTCAAAGTTATCATATAATTATTAGGTATAGTACCATAATGCTTAGCATATAAAAAATCCTTCCATGAATAAGGAGCTGCTAATCCACCCACTATATCTCTCTCAAAGCTGGAGCTTAATCCAGCTAAAGTTGAATCTGCACTGGCTAATGAATTTTCTAAACTATTGGTTTGTGATATTAAATATCCAGCTGATGGATTTTTAGATTTTAATGAGGATACCCTTCTGTTATATTGGGCATTTTCCGATCTATAATATGCATCTATGAAATCATTCTCGTTACTGCCTAAAGAATAGAACAGGAATTGTCCATATTTTCCAGGATTTCTTTTTGCAGCTTCATAGAATAAACTTCTCGCAGTTGGACCCTTAAAAGGATTATTGGATCCAAGATTACTTGCTTTCTCTATGAGGTCCTTTGATATACCTCTCTGTTGTTTTTCTACTAAATTTGCTGGGCTACCCATTTACTATACAAATCTTTTTTTTTAAAGATCTGTGATAGCATACTCGAATTCTTCTGAATATTCATCTAATAGGATCTCCAAATTTTCTACAAAATCGGGAGATATATTCTTATAGCATACAAGTATACCGTCACACTTTGTACTATATATTCCTTGTATTATTTTCTTGCGAATAGTGTAATTTATGATAAATTCGGATTCTACTGAAAGTTCATCCGTACTATATCCAAGTTCTCTTATTATCTTTGCTATATCAACAACATAAAAATCAGATCCGTATGTCGATCTTTTTTTAGCTTCCTTGGGAGAATATCTAGATATATAGAAATTTATCTTCATTTTACTCTCCATCTTTCTCTCCAGTATCTAAATTTTCCCAATTCTTGGAAGAAAGCATCGAAGTAAATGCACTATATTCATCCTTGCTATCATGATAAAAATTAATATTCTCGGTAGTGTCAGAATTACCCATTCTTTCCCTATCTTTTTTTAATTGATCATTCTTGATTCTCTGTAAATTTAATCTATGTGTATTCTGACCTTCCTCAATTCTGGATCCAACCGATGTCTTTTTAATCGTATCTAAAAGACCATACTGTCTCAATAACTTTCTTCTCTCTCTTCTATTAGCACTCATAATATATAAAATTAAATATCTACCGAAAATCCTTTATCCTTACCAAAAACTGAATCGTCTCTATTATACAAATCCATACCAACCACAAACTTAAAAAGTTTTAGAAATAATGCTGGGATGAAAACATCCTGAGATTTAACAACATCGTTAGCAGGAATAAAAGTAAATTCTGCCATTTTTTCCTGCTTAGAGCCATCAGTTTCAGCTTTACCCTTTTTAATATCGGTAACATTAACAGCGAAACATGGATATTCCTTCTGTACAAACTTATTGGATGTGACAGTTCCTAAAAAATACCATTTCGAACTATCTTCAACATCATATCCAGATTCCTCTTTTAGCTCCCTTTTAGCTGTAGCTAAATAATCGGGGTCTTCATCATCACACGTTCCAGTAATCAAACTTGTGGTATTACCTCCCTCTCTAAAAAGATTAGGTTCTTTAATGACCCCCAACATCAGGGGTAAACCTTGATCATCTGAAATGAACGGTAAAATCATAACGGTCTCGACTGTCGAAACTATACCAGCTTTACCCTCCCTTTCGACAACCTTAAATTTAGGAGCTTCGTAGCAAACTTTATCTTTATTTTTCATTGGTGGTGCTATTATTTCTTCTTCTATTTGTTACTATAGGCTCCTTAGCTGAATCATTAGATTTGCTTGATGCAGTATAATAGGATTTTCTTATTGATTCGCCTAGTGATCTCTTAATATCGTCTATATTAACGTCATCCAAAACAAAATCAACTATTTCCTTTTCAGCATCATCAAAAGAAAGACATAATACATTATATAAATCCTTCGATGGTAAATTTAATTTAAGCTTTATTGAAACCTCAACAGTATTTTTTTTCTGTTTTTTTAATAACTTATATATCGGAGATTCATCGAATGCACCATTTGGCTGGTCTGAATATTGGATAGATGTAACCATCGGCTCAGATTTAACTCTAATTGGTTTCTGATCAATAACAGGTGTTTCTGGAATTCTTGTGTTTGCTGGGAACCAAACCATATATTCATCCAATAATGATAAGTTTATCCTTTTTCCGCTCTTAAAAATAATGAAAACGTCCTCCCCATTGGAGTTTACATCTTTATATGTCTCTGTTACTGACATATCTTCACCCTTTATCCACTGAAACTCCATTTCGGAGTACTTTGAAATAACATCCTCCAAAGTTTCCTGACTTATCTCCATTTTTTTCTTTTTTTTAGATTTTTTAGAAAAGAGATTTAAAAAATTAATCATCTTTATTTTATTTTAGACCTGTTATTAGGATTTGTTTCTATACTCATCTCGGTAAAACCAAGAGTTCGGTAATAGGAAATATGCGACATAAGATCATTATCGGTTATCCATGATGACTCACCTTTTATTTTTTTACGTGAATCATAGTACCAAACCTCAATAATATTATCCATAATTGGACTAGAATGTCTTCTGATCTCTATTATGGTATATCCTTTAATTTTTTTAATAAATATTACCCGGTTAGATTCTAGGTAAAAATTAGGAGCTAAATCCATCAGAAATTATAGTTAAAGTAAATGGAATTTGTTTCGTCTTATAGATCGGGAGATATCTCCCTAATTTTTTCAGGAGAGATGTATTCGGATATTAATTTCTTAATACCTCTAATGTATGCCATTCCCGATCTTCCGGAGTCCGATATATTAGGGTCTTCCGATTTAGAATCATTCTTAAAATTGGAATTTGCAACCTCCAGATAGTGGGAGTATAGGTTCTCCCTGTCACTATTACTTTCCAGTCCGATAGGTCTTTTTAATAAATATCTGTGATATGGATTATTTTTAATTTTTTCGAAATCCGTCTCTATCTCATTCTTGGAGATATCAGGAATATCGGAAATTAAATTTATCCCGTTTTTGGTAGATACTATCTCCACCCCAGGTACGGAAGAACTTGGATCCAAATAAAATTTGGTATTTCCTATTATATCACTGCTGCTTCTTCTCTTATGCGATATGAAAATTCCAGTATCTAATGTTATCTCATACTCATTGTCGGATATCATCTCGATATTATTAATATTGATATTCAAACCAAGCATATCCAATAGTGTTGATATGTCATCAAATACGTTGTCAATGTTTCTCTTATTGCTAGAGGATTTATCGATTCTATAAGAATCAAATCCCTCTATAAAGTCTTCCACTATAATTCTATTTTCAGGTCGATTAAACCATTTTGAATCAGGTGATATTGTCAATATATAAGCACCATCCAATTTTTTTATTTCAATTGAATCCTTGGGTATCCAAATATCACACTCAGTGTCACCAAAAGATAATAGCACAGATGTTCCGGTATCTTTTCTGATAAATATTTTACCATCCTCGGTTTCCGATTCGGTACAATCTAATGCAGATATTTCATATCCATCGGTCATATAATTGTTTATACCGGGCACGTTATATTCATTATTTATATCGGATTCGGATAAATTAAACTGTGAAAAATTTACTACTCTATGTCTCATCTTTAAATTATTTTCCGAACTCTACGGTTATTTCGAAATTTTTAGGATCCGTCGAGTTTCTCATATTAATGGATACATTTGCTGGATATGAAGGTATTGTATTTTCCTTAGTGTCAATTTTAAGCTGACTAAAGTCTATAGTTTTACCAGGTATTAGGTCTATGTCAAATTCCTTATCCTCGTTTGGGTGATCATCAACCATAAATTCAAGTTCAACAGAGCTAATATTAAAATTCATCCCCTCTATTCCAGCTTTATTAACAATAAGATCAACCGAATAATCAATGAAAACTTTAGCGTCAGAAATATTTGAATATTCCTCCGGTCTATCATATATGTCTATATCAATATATTTTAATTCAACCCCAAATGAGTAATCGTTATATTTGGCACCTTTGGAACTACCAGCGAATGCAGCATAATCATATATTTTAGCCATATTTGAATTTTATTTTAGTTATTGTATATATCATTCGTAACTTTTTATCTAATCAAATATATAAAATAAGATTCCATTTAAAAGAAATGAAAAATATAAGTCCAATTTGGTTCATAAAGGAGCCAATCGATCAGGAGCATAAGGAGTATATTCTACTGGATTATCTAAAAGAGCTCAGTAAAAATCTAAACTCCGAGAATTGCTACTCCACTCTAAGGGAGGTTTCTAGATTACTTAGAATATTAACAAACTTTAAATCAAAAAATTCGGTGGAGTTAAAATCATTTAATGGTTGGAAACCCGAGGATAGAGATATTATAGTCAATTTTAAATTTAATGCTCTTGACGAATCAACCAGGGAAAAGATATTAAATATAGTAGATAGCTCACTGGAAACATTATATGAATATTCAGAAATATGCATGGATATACTAAAGGATGAGGAATCAAAGATAAAGATATTTGAGGTTGAAACAGAAATAGAAAAGAATTTAAACAAAAAATCAAATTCTGGAATTCTTATAATCAGAAACATGATAAATGATAAAATCATACCTTATCATTGGCAAGGATCATTAACGATGAAAACCGATGAGGGGGATAAGGAAATATGTATATTAAAAAGAATATATTTAAAGAATTCTAAATTTTCTTTGAATTACGAATACATTTATCATGAAATATTGGCTGAGTCCAATCTAGAAAAAAAATCATCACCGAGTCTATACGTAATTCAGATATATGAAAATTTCGAGGAAAACTCGGAAATATATAGGTTAGCAAAAGAAAAGTTTATAGAGAAAATATCATAAAAAAGGCTTCGTTTTAGAACGAAGCCTTTTTTTTATTTTAATGATAAATTTAAAAATCACTAAGATTTTTTATAAAAGTGTATTCAGAATTATCATTCGATTCACTAGTATCCATATTAAACATATTTCCAAATTGCTGAGCATCTACTTCTCCCTGCTTTCCATCCATATCTATTCTATAAGCAGGTACATCTATTTTGGATTTATTACCAAATACCGAATCTGCATAACCAACAAAATCAAAAGCTGGTTCTCTCTTTATTGTTGAAAGACCCGTTCTATCACTAGAATCTTTTTGATTGTCCGCTGCGAAAGGTTTATAAGTATCATCATGGACTTTACCTAAAAATTGTTTATAATCAAGAACCTCTCTTTTTTCTACGTCCTGTACGTTCATATTCTATAATTTTATTTTTTACATAAACCAAAACAAACAATACCGAATGTTAACCTGGTTATTAAATTGCAAATAGCTTTCATAATTATTTTATTTTTGTTATTAATTTATTTTTTAGCACCTGAAACAAAACCGTCCCAAATTCCAGATAGAGTATCTAATACTCCACCACCACCATTTTCCTTACTATCAGAAGTTAAATTTCTTGCGGAAGCTGAAGTTGGATAAGATTTGGAAGCTTTTTGTAAAAATTCACTCTTAAATGCTTCTTTTTCTTTAGAGCTTAATGAGGAGATAGTTTTTGCTCCTATTGGTTCATCAGAAAATGCAGACATGAAAAATGCTGTTAATTTTTCTTTACCTAATTCACCTTGTAATGATTCTCTAATGGTCGAATACATCCATCCGTTAGGTTCCAAACCAAAAGGCTCGATTAAAGAATCCATACCTTTTCTTTGTATATATTCTTGCACAGCCTGAGCTAGTCTAGGTGCTAGAAATTCTGCATTTGCATTTTCACCAGTTATTAAGCCTGGCATTTCTTTAAATTCTATTGAATCCACTAGTTCCTGTATAATAATAGAAAATTTTGAATTTTCTTTAACCCCTATTTTTTCCATCAGCACTGCTGCTAATTTCTGTTTAAGTGTTTTGATAAATCCAGTTCCCAGTGATGGTATAACCTTACCAAGTATTCCTGAAATGTCTATATTCTCCTCTAAAGATATAGCATCGCTCTTAAATTGATCTAGTCTAAGTATTCTCTGCATCTTATTTTTTATTTAAACTATATATCCAATCAGAAAATAATAAACATCCACTAAGCAAGGGAAAGAAAAAGATCCACCGCTTTATGTCTATATGCTATTTTGTCTTGCTTTATTTCAGGATTCTTAAGTGCCTCCTTTTTTCTATCTACGATGGATGCTGGTAAAAGTGGACCAAATGTGTCCTTTAATATTTTTTTATCCTTTCTCCATTCCAGTGGGAGATGCATAGCGAATCTAACTATATCCAGATTTAGAAAAGGACTTCTAAGTTCCAATGTGTGAGCCATTGACATCTTGTCAAGTCTAGGTAAATGATAAAAGCTAAGCTCCTCGAATATATCCGATTTTTGTGAATCATATTCATGTATTCTTGAATATCCACCAAACAATTCATCCGATCCATCACCGCTTATAACAATCCTGTAATCAGTATTTTTCTTAATAGCTTCAAATAAATGATATTGCGGGATAACAGATCCTAGATCTATCGGACTTTCGTTCCATTTAGCGTATATAAGAGCATTTTTATCACTATCCATAGAATAGTCTAGAAAATTAACAGGAGTGCTTAAATGGCTGCTTAAATCATTAACAAACGGGGTTTCGCCATTCTCTATACTAAACCATGTTACATTAGCATTCATCTCCTTAAGAATACCTGCTATAATAGCAGAATCCAACCCGCCTGACACCAATATCGAGATCGGATAATTTCTGGAAACCAATCTATTCTGAACACTTTCGATCATCTTTGACCATAGCCATTCCATATGTGTATCATAGTCAGCATCAATAAGCTCAGGAATTGGTAGATCCCAAGATCTATAGTATTCATGATAGATGTTTTCAAATGACGGCGATCCAATATTATATGAATATATTTTATTGGGTAATAATCTTTTTATATTTGTATATGGAGTCCGGTCATCCTTATTATATCCCCATTTTCTAACGGAACTTATAAACTTATCATCTATATTTGAATTGTCCGTATATAATCCCTTCATCTCGGAGCAAATCTCACCAAGCTCATTTTTATATAAACATTTCTTACCAAGGGGGTCAGTAAAAGTTATTATGTTACCTGTCTTAGAATCATATATAACGATGGCCCAAAAACCATCCCATTTAACTATATGCGGAAGATACATCGCAGCAAAAAATCCTAACGTACCTCCGCTTTTAAATTTTCCGAATAGATTGCATAGATATTCAGTATCCGATTCGAACAGAGTCGAATCATAATTAAATATTTCTCCATTGAACATAAGATATACACCCTCCGACATCTCGATAGGTTGACTCCAATCATCACCATCAAGTGTCTGTATTGGCAGTCTGTGGTGACACATTGTTATGTTACCTATAGTCTCCGTTGATTTCTCTATACCTCTATGACTTATAGAATCTAATATCTCTGGATTAGTCTTTGCTCCGGTTGTTAGTAGTATACCACACATATCAATTAATCTATTAAATTTTTAAATAAAAGATCCAGATGAGAAACTGATTCCAAGTCAAATCTGTTAGTAATTGTATGGATCTCAATGTTACATATTTCAATAAGCTTTTTCTTAACGTAATCAAATGCTATTGATTCAGAATCGTCGTTATCCGCATAATCCCATTGATCTTTATTTCTATCGCTCCTATTTGGATTGTTTCCCTTTATATGAATTATAACTATATTAGAAAGAAGCTCATTATCCCTTATAAACTCAAGCTGCTTAATTACATCATCCTTGCTTATTCTATTTTCCGATAATCCCCATGATAAAACAGTAAGAATTCCCCTATCATGTATAAAATTACCAATTGATTTATCTGACAGATCTTTAGCTAGCTGCATTAACATAAGTTCCTTGCCCATAGAGAACGAATGAGCCTCTCTGTTATTTTTACTCTCCAGATCAAGTAAATTAAAATATGATCCAAAATTGAATTGAAATCTTTCTATTCCAAATTCATCGGATATATGGTTTGATAGATAGGTTTTACCGGAGTTTCTAACCCCTTCGAATACATAAATCATTCTTAAAGTTTAGAAGTTATATGCAATTAGAACAATATGATTTCATATATTTTTTCTATAAACACTAAAAAACGACCCAATTTGGGCCGTTTTTATAAAATTTAATAATATTATTAGAGATTAACATCCACGCATTTAAAGGGTTTAAATTGAGGTATCTGGTCAAAGTTAGTAGCATTCATTCTTCTAATATGTGATTTAAGAGAAGGGTAAATATCAGCTGCAATATAGAAAGTATTTACTCCAAGTACTTTTTTATATTTCGAATCAGTATCTTTCAAATATATTAAAGGACCAAATCCAGAAAGATCCTCGCTAGGGCTATTCTTGCTATCAGCTAATTTTTTTCCCCATCCGGAACCTATGGATGATCTCTTAACCAATTTAATATCACTTCCAACATAACTTAGTATTTCATCATCAGATAGACTTCTCTCCATGTAAATGGAATCCTTAGATATCCTTTTGGCTACCGTCTCACCCAGCACATGGTCATGTATCCACTTTATACAGCTTATGAATTTTTTACCATCGAAGGATACAGCATTAGATAACATAACCATAAAATCATTAACAGCAGTGAAATCCTCCACTCCAAGATCTGGCGATTTCTCAGACTTCTGTAGAGCCATATTAAATGCCTTGGTTATATCACCCTTTAAATTATCAAAATCAATGAAAGGAATTCCTTTATTCTGTATTGATGTCTCCATCATTTCATAAGCTGATGCAAGATCAGAATCTTCTCTCACTTTAATCACAGATTTTATACCATTCCATCTACTATCAGGTTTAACCATACCAAAAGTTTTCCAATTTCTAAGATAATCACTAAGGAAATCAACCGCATCATCATTACCCAATCCCTTTAGCTGTCTTGAATCCGCCCATTTATTCCAGTTAGCAGGATTCTTAAGTGAAGTTGACGATAATTTAATCGGATACACTCCACCAGAGAAAAAGAAATATGAATAATCATCCTTCGTTTTTTCAACCTTATTTACTGCCTTGTTCCAGGCACCAATAAACTGAGGACTGAATGATGCCTTAAGCGAACCATCGGTTTTAAGAAAATCATCAGACTCGACTTTAAGACTATAATTTTGTCTTAGCGCTTTAGCAAGTTCCTTAACAGTACCGCTAGAATTGGCGGACTTTTTAACACCTGATCCCTCAGTCGATGATGTTTTTGACTTGACCTCTTTATATTGATTAGATAGTTCCTTCTCAAATTCAGAATTATTAATTACTATCTTTCCCTCATTTATTGAAGATATGAAAGAGTCTATTCCAATAAAATCAAAACTACCAAAAGCTGATTCATTCATTTTTATTCTAGCTGAATCTATCGACTTCTGTATTGCTTTTTTATCTTTTTCAGAAACCCAGTCAGATGCTATTATATCCTCCAGTAAATTCTTATCAATTTCGCCATTGGCATTCTTATTACCTGATAGCTTCTGTATGGTTGTGATAACAGATGTTGTAGCAGGTCCATATATTCCATTAGGTCCACCTTTAGATCTTATTAATTTACCGGCTGATGGTATTCCATTCGATATAGCATTCTGTATAGCATAAACAAGTCCACTCCCTTTCATTTTTTTATCAGAGTCCTTGTCTCCTCTTTTCAAAGGAAATAAAGTTTTATTGAATGTTGACTCCTGAGCATCATAATCATCAACAATCTCCTTATCAGCTAGTGTGTATTGTGCTTTTGCTCTTGTTAACAAATCTAATGCTACATTTGTTAACTCACCAACATCGCTATATGTCGTATAAATTTCTTCATCATCCTCTAGAGCTTGTAGTGATCTATTAGCAGTTTGAACTAAAACGTTATTAAATTCATCCTGAAATTTATTTACTTGCTTCTCCAGTTCATCCAATGATTTTTTATCCTTCTCACCAAATCCAGATCTGGTTGTATCAAGAACTTTTCTTTTCTCGTCAAGATCAATGAAAGTTCTTTTCCAATCCCTACCATATCCATTCTTCTGATTTTTTCCTTCCGCAGATGAAATAAGATTAGTTAACAATTTTTTTAGTTTTTCTATCCTTCCTCTGTATCCAGTAAATATAGATTCATTTACAGCATCGCCTAGATATTCAAAAGATTCACTAGTTGCTTTTATTTTTGCTTCGTCCTCAGCCTGTTTAGCAATATTATCAAGACTACTTTGGAGCTTCATAGGAGCCAATTTAAAGCTTTTTAAAATGACCTCATCCTTACTCTTAGAAATCTCTGAAGCTCTATTTAAAGCTTCCGCAAACTTATTTAATGACTGTAAATAAAGTCTCTTAGCCTCAGCATATTTAGAATTTGATAATTCATTATCATCAGAATAATCCACAAGTTTTGCGGTAAGCTCCTTAACATTAGTGGAGTTAGATATATCAGATAACTTAACTCTCATAACATCAGGATTTCTATCCCTTTTGGGAGCTAGATCAAATGTTAATATTTTAAATGTATTAAGAGCATTATCTGCTATTTTATTTAATAATGCATCAACTTTTTCATTTTCCAATATGCCTGAATTATAGCTTTCAAAAAGCATTGAAGCTATTGGATTATTAATATATGGGTTCTTCTTATTCATCATATTTAGTATATATTAGAGGACTCCTCCTTTGGTAATTTTTTAATCTCTGCAGATAATTCTTTCATGAGGCCAGAAATTTCAGCATATATTAATGCTTGTTTATCTATACTGGTAACTTCGGAATTAACATCACCCTCCTTTTTAGAAGCTTTAGCTTCCTTTATATCATCGAATTTTTTTGTTATTTCGAGTTTAATTTCTTGAACCCTACCCTTCCCTTCGATCTCATTCATTTTAAAATCTTTGAAATTAAGCATTCTTTCTGGATATTGTTATTTTAGATCTTAATTCTCTTATATCATTCATGTGTTTCTCTCTGATGTCTTTTAGTTCCTTAGAAGCCTCTTCCTTTGTTAATTGGCCCTTAGATATCAAGGAGTTTATATTTTCCCTTTCCATATCCATCTGAACATATAGCTCATTTCGGTTCTTTATTAGAAGATTTGTCAATTCCTTTCTCTCCTTAGGATCCAGAGATTCTATCTCCTTGGTAAACTCGCTAAGCGACATAGTTATATAAAGATCTAATGTGGCTTCAGATATACCTGATTTTGAAGTAGATTTCTGTTGAGCTGGTGTTGTCTTCTTATAAGATCCTTTTAATAGATCACCATATTTTTCCTTAAATTCTTCGTCCTTTTTCTTTGCTCTTAGTACCGAATCCTTGTATTTATTATAAAGATCCCTAGATAATGTCTCGTCGGCAAGATCCTTTGATCTCTTGTACATATCCTCTGCTATCTCCGAATCAACTCTGGTTTTATTAACCTCCCAATATGTTCTAAGTTTAGCATTATCATTTATTAGAGATTTTACTTTGACCATTATGTGATCTATCTTCTTAACATGAGCTTTCTTCATATTAGAAAGCAATTCTTGATTTCTCTGAATATATCTCTCGATCTTCTTATATTCGGCAGGGTCTGATTTTGTTTGGTCCTTTTGCAGATCCAGTTTATCCAATTCTATGTTAACCTTTTCCCATTCGTCGATATACTCCTCCTCGGCAGATCTATATTCAGTAATTAGATTCTCCATCTTATTTAGAGCACCTCCGAAATTAACACTAAACCAATCTTTAACTTTATCAAAGATATTAGCTTCATTCAGCTCATTCCATTCTTTAAATTTAAGAGTCATTATTTATTATTTATTTAGTTTTTTCTTAGCTGAATTTATAATGTCAACAGTAACTGTATTACCTCCAGAAAATACTTCGCTTATAATCTTCTTAGTACCAGAATTAGCATCATTACCGTCGATTATAACTTGATTTATCTGATTTGCCATTTTAGTAAAATCAGACTCACCCTTAAGACTGTTAGTTATTTCATTCTCTGTTTTACCCAAATTTCTAAATAGCGTCAGAAGATTTGTTTTTGAATCAAGAGAGGATGCCAATTCTAAAAGATCCATCTTATATGGATTCATAGATCTAGCACTGATTGGTGCTTTTGCTTTGCTTATTTTATCTGATAACCTATTCAATTTTCTTTCAATAGAAGATCTGATATCAGCTATATCCTTCTCTAATTCATTTTTTCTCTGTATGATATCCCTACCCTTTCTACTTGAAATCTTTTTCTTCTCCTCACGTGGATCGACTTTTAAGTTACCGGTGGATTCATCATCCTCCTTTTCCTTCTCTACATCCTCCATTTTTGATTTAAGATCCGAGCTTTTTTCTTCATATTCAGCTTTGGCAGTTTTTATCTTATCTTCATAATCTTTAAGAACCGATGATTCCTCCGATCTTTCCTTAGCTAATTTATATTCCAATTCAGCAATAGCAATTTCGTCCTCAGAATATCCTGCCATAAGATATTCTCTTCTTCTGGCATTACCGTCAACTAATTTATTAGCAACTTCCTTAGATTTTTTAATTTTAAGCCTCTGAGCCTTTATGTAAGCCTCCATTTCTTTAGCTTTAGCCTCCCTTTCCTTACCAAGTGCAACAACTTTATCATTCTCCTCAGTTTTACTTAATTCATCAATCTGAGAATTTATTTTATCCACACTTAATTCAAATTCGTGCCTTTTTTCTATTAAATCAAGCTCAAGCTCAAGTATTATCTTTCTAGCCTCATCCAACATATTTACCCTGGATGCTGAACCTAAAAAGAACTTGGACAAAGTATTTTTTAATGAATTCATAATTTGTCCCTCATTAACCGAATGATAAGGATCAGCAGTTTCAAGTGATCTAAGTTCAGTCACTAAATCGATTTCAGTTCTTTCCAGAAAATGATCATATTTTTTATATTCCTCGAATGAAGGTAGATTTTTCATATTGAATTCTTTAATTTTTATAATCTATATATCCCAACAATAAAAAAAACCCTAGGATAGTCCTAGGGTTTTAATATTTAAGTTGGTTAGGATTATGCTAAACCACCAGCAGGTACGTTAACGAATAATGTTAAGTACATAGTTTCAGGTAAGAAACCAGCTTCTACTAAAGCGTATCTAGATTTAACCGCGATTTTAGGTGACATTGTACCTTCAGAGATAGTCTGAATCGATTCTGCCATCATGTAAGGCATGAATTTTAATCCTGGTTCATCATCACCACCTTTTCTACCAATTAATACTCTTGTATCGCTATAGTTCATATTCTGATCTACGTAAACTGTCATACCAGCAAGAGAACCTACAGGGTATAAAGTACCGTTATTTTGAGTAAGTGTATTAGAGAATGGAGCGAAAGTGAATTGAGAAATATCTTGAAGTGCACTTGCAACTGCTGCATTCGTTACTACGAAGTTAGCAGGACCTCTTCTACCTCTATTAGCTACCACGTTAGCACCTGCAAGGATTCTTGAGAATAATCTTCTTTGTAAAGTTGATAAGTTCTCGTAACCTCCTGTAGCTGGTCCAGCTGGGATAGGCATAGATTGTGTAGCATCTGATTTGTTAACATAAGCTAAAGTTGTACCAGCACCACCACCAAGAACTAAGTTCAAGTTAAGGTTTTGGTTTTCAACATTGAAGAATTGGTTATGGTTAGACCAACCTAAAGCGAATGCTCTTGATAAGATGTGTTTGTTAATTGCTTGAGAAACCTCATTAACCAATGCGTTCTCGATCATTGAGATAACGTCGATACCGAATTGTTTGTTAAGATCTTGGATTTGCTCAGTTGTAACTGAAGCAGCAACTTGGAAAGTTTCAGCCTCCACGAATTTAGTGAAAGTAGAAAGACCCATTGAGTTGTAGTAAGTAGACTCACCAACTCCTCTTAACATAGGGTTGTAAGTTTTAGTACCATCTACGTAAGGACCTTGCCAGTCAGCGGTGTTGTTGAAACCAGCACCAGAGAATCCTTGGATATGATCTTCTAAAGCTTTAACTAATTGTGCAGAACCTGCAGTAAACATTGTAGAAGTAGCAACGTTGAAACTTCCTGAAGCTGTAATAATACCAGCAACATTGTAACCATCAGTAATGTTTTCGATTTCGAAGATTGGGAAACCATCGATTCTTGATAAACCTACGAATTTAAGTGTTAATACACCTCCATTAGTAACTGTGTAAACAGTACCTACTGCGAATGTTCCAGCAGTAGCACCAGTAAGACCTGCAGAAGATCCTTGTGCAACTGGGAATTTAATCATTGTAGGAGCTTTAGCTAATGAATCTCCTGAAGTAGCAGATGTAGCACCAGCAATTTTACCACCTGAATATACGTAATCTAAGTAAGATAAGATACCAGTTGGTCCTGACATAGGGATAACAGGAACGATATCAAAACCTACAGTCTTAGCAGCTACCTGAATAGCTAATGGCAATAATGATGGGAATTTATCTCCAGATCCTTGATTTCCTGTGTTATAGAAACCAGCGTTAGCATTACCACCTTGGAAAGATGCCATACCTGGGTATGCTGGTGGCGCAACTGCACCCATACCGTTAACAACTCCTAAAGTGTTATAAGCACCTGCAGACTCGTTTAATGAATGATAATGACAATATTTAGTCAACCATCCTTTTTTTCCTTCTTCTGTGATACCAGCTTTGCTCTCGATAATCGGAGACCATGTATCATAGATTTCTTGTTCGTTGATCAATTTCATGATTTGTTTTTATTTTTTATCTTTTTGGAAATTTTTGCTCTAGTGCAGCAGCTATCGAAGCCATGTAATCGCTTGAATAAGCTTGTGTTGTTGCACTTGGCACTGTTTCTTCGCTCTCGTTCAATTTTTGAACTCCAACTGTTTTGGTTCCAAGTTGTCTTGTTGACCAGAAGTTTTTGATTTGGTAAGGAGAATCTAATCTATAGAAGTTACTTTGAGCAACGATTGATTGCTTGTGTCCTTCATTAAGTGATTCCCAAACTTGTGCAAATTCTTCAGGCATTTCGTCAATAAACTTAAGACCTGTTTTTGTTGTGCTCTCGTTTTCATTAAGAGCTGATTCTTGTGCCTTTTGTGTGTTGGCTGGCGCTTCAAATGATTTTGAAGCTTCGTTTATATTTGATTCAGTTTTTTGTGTTTTAACTGATTCTACCAAACTATCAATTTTGTCTGAAAGGTTGTCATAATTACCTGCAAATCCAGATTCGTTTAAACCTGCTGATGCTGATACTGATGCACTTTCCATTAAATCTTGTCCTACTGATTTCATATCAGAATTATTTAAGCTTTCTGCTATATATTCACTGTAAGATATAGATCTTTTAACTTTTTCAGCTAAATACTCAGAATAATCTAAACCTTTATTTAGATTTTCAGCTAAATAGTCTGAATATTGAATATTTTTATTTAGATTTTCTCCTAAATACTCGGCATATTCGATACCATCGTTTAATTTTTCTGCAACGTATTCAGTATAAGCAATACCTTTATTTAAGTTTTCTGCTAAGTGCTCGCTGTAAGAAATACTATTATCAACATTTTCAGCTAAGTATTCAGAATATGAAATATTTTGATCTACCTTTTCAGCTAAATATTTAGAATACTCTATATTCTTATCTACACTCTCCGCTACATATTCAGAATAAGATATAGATTTATCAACATTCTCAGCTAAATATTTAGAATAAGAAATGTTTTTATCCAAATTCTCAGCTAAATACTTAGAATATGTTATGTTTTGATCTAGATTTTCAGCAACGTATTCTCCATACTTAATTGCGTTATCTAAGTTTTCAGCTAAGTACTCAGAATATTTTTCCAATTTAGCTACTCTTTCTTCCAATGCTGTAACAACATCATCATTAGATGTTTTTTCAGATTCTTGAATTGAGTCTCTCTTTTCGTTAATTTCTGCTATAGCCGATTTCATTGAATCCATTTCTTTCTTCAAGAAAATAGAATATTGATTTAGGTCATCAGCAGTAACAAATTCTTTATTCTCCATAAGGATTTCTTTATTTTTTTCTGTTTTTGTTACGAGATTGTTGAATTCTTCGTTATTTTCAACTTTATATATCTTCATTGAAGATTCATTTTTAAGACCGAAAGATTCATTAACGCAAGTTAATCCGTTTAAAATTGTATTGTTTCTCATTTTATAAACGTCTTCGAAACTAAATCCTGCACTTTCATATACTCTTTCCAATTGTGCATCCTGAAAACCAGGATCAGCAACTAAATCATAAGTAAATATTTTCTTGATCTGAACCTTTTTATCATTACCAACTGAACCAGCTGCTCTTGATGATATTGAAAGTGGTACTCCGGCATCAACTAATTTCTTAGCTATAATACCAGCTGGTGTATCAAGAAGTCTAACCTTTATTTTAAGTTCTCTCTTATCCTTATCATATGCGAGATCCTCTATAATATGAGAAATATTCTTAAGAGAAACGTCGAATTTTTCAGGATGATCCAATTCGCCAACCAGTCTCTTCTGTGCGATTTTGTCTTTAAGATAGTCTAAATGAGGCAAATATTCATTTTCCTCGTATATTCTATTATTATTGTTTTCTTTTCCGAAAACAGCTGCTATACCTTCCAGAACATAATCATCCTCCGAATCTGTCTTCTTAGATTCAAGTACTCTCTCCTGTCTTTCAAGGATGAAAACTAAATCTTCATTAAGCTTTTGGGTTGTTGGCATTTCTTAATTGTGTTTTTTATGTTATTTATATATCAATTCTAAATCAAATAATTTTAATACTTTTCCAATTATTGATATTTTATTCTACTTTCAACTTCAGTAGCAAATTTTTTAGCTATTTCAAATGCTTCACCATCAGATACTTTAAACTTTCTTACCTTATCTCCGAATGGTGCAAATTTATTCTTTACTTTAACCTCTATTATGTCACCTCTTGTATCTAGTGATGCCTTGGCATATGTTACTGCTTTCCAATTTGCTATATTCATAATCTCCTTATCCTTATCGGTAAGGAAGGTATCAACCAGATTAATTCCACCAGCAAAACTGTTATCCCTTATTACGGTCGAATTCTTTTTGTCCTTTATAACTACGTCCTTAGGATCAACAGTTATATAATAATCATCCTTCACCTTCTGATCGTCATTCTTAGGATCCTCATCAGTCAAAGGCTGAGTATTTCTTTTAATTTCCTCTTCTTCGCTAGGTTTAGGTTTAGGTTTATCTGCTTCTTTTTTAAATACATAAACTCCTCTTTTAGGCTCATCTATATCTTCATTAACAGTATTTGTCTCAACCTCAATCGGTGAATTAACTTTAGCCTTATAATCGTCTGCATTTATCATAAAGTTTCTGAATACACCAACCTTATATTTTCTAAGCTCGGGATCTGCATATTCTCTCTCCGTAACAACATAGACAGCAACCTCAGCTGCAGTACTGGATTGCTCACGGCTTAATTCGAGAGTTGTTTTTTCCTTCTTAGAATCAACGTCCTTATTCTCATATATTCCTGATAGTCTATTACTGAAGTCATTAAAACTAGTTATCATAGTTGATTCATTAATTAGCTCACCTAGAATATCAGAATTATCGTGTTCCTCATTCTTCTTTTCTGCTGATCCTTCTATTTCCTCGGAATAGAATATATTTTGAAGTTCTTCCGGACTTGAATTCTTAAGTTCATCATTTGATACTATTCTACCAGAGACATTTACCACATTCTCTTCATTGTCCTTGTAGTAAAATTCATAGGTTTCAGGAGCATTAGGATCTACCACTATCAATTGATCACCAGCTGACTGATATGCGGTTTCAAATTCGCTCCAGTCACAAATACCCTGAAAATTAAACATAGCGGCAATATCATTTATTCCATCTATATGTGATATTTTAAAATCAAGATCCTCATTATCAAAAGTTCTTTGGATAGCCGTACCTATTTGAGCAAGTACTCCATCTTTAGATTCTGCCTGATCATTAACCACGTTACTGTTATCCAAAGATATCAATGTTAGATCGTGGCTTGCAAGGGATTTCTGAACCTCCTTAGAATTAATCTGAGTCATTATAAATATTGATTCACCATTCTTGTCACCTATCTTAATTAGTTCCGCAGTAGTTCTAGTTTCATTACTGAATAGGAAGCTTATCCCTGTACCCAAAGCACCACTAGCTGGTTGTGACCAACATACAGTAATAGGTACGCCAATTGGCAACTTAGAAGGATCCATTTCATTTTTTGCAAAAGATTCGACTTCACCATATCTAGGAGCTTGATTATCACTATACCAATTCCAAGTAGATCCAACAGCATCTATAATCATAAGAACCTCACCAACAAAAGGTATTGCTCTACTTCCTAGTTTGCTACCGCCTCTCGTTACTCCTTTAGCAAAAGCCTTAATAGCACCACCAACTCCAACTTTACCTAAAGTATAAGCTGCCTTAGCACCTTTAAATCCCCTGGTTGCCAAAGCCCTCGTATTTTTTAATGTAGCGATATCTTTAACACCTCCCCATAGACTTTTAATGCCTTTAACTCCGCCAGCTCTTATTTTACCAAGTAGTGAAGGAGCAGCGGAAGCTGCTGCTTTCCCTGCATTGGGAGAAAATCCTTGAATTGTTTTAAGTAAAGCTCTAGCAGCTAATCCCCCACCAGCAACTTTTAAAGCACTATAAAGAACAAGTCCCACACCCCCAGCAGCAGCTATTACTGCAGCATCCTGTACAACCTTTCCTATAACATCTTCAGCTTTCTCGTCGTCTTTTATTGGTCCACCAGGTAGCATCTCGCTAACATCAATAAGTCTTATCTTAGATTTACCGTCAACATCGATATAGCCTGTCATTCTATAGGCCTTCATTGTTTCCAGCATGTTTTCACCATTAGCAGGATCCTCCAATAATAGGAAAACCGCTTTATCGTCACCTTTCTTGATATCCGATGCGGTCATTGAATCAACTATTTTACCCTTACTTTTTAAACTATTGTATGCAAAATGAAATTTTATGGCTTCCTTATACTCTGCGCTATCTGCATCACCTTTCTCGTCTTCAAAAACCATCTTTTCTCTAGAAAAATCTTCAAACGATAACACGTCAGATTCATTAACATCGTTCAATGGATCTAAGAAACTGTAATTTTCCTTTAGATATTCAGAAACCGATCCCTCGTATTTTTCAAGATCATTTGATTCAGCAACCCATTTTCTAGGATTCTTTTTTAACCATTTTTGAAAATCCGAAGATAATGCCCACCACTGAAAATCCTCGAACGAGGTACTCTGTGCATTTGGCATATCTAATGGAATTGTCATAAGAGGAAAATTATTCCCTATCTTATATCTAGTTCCTGCTGGTAATAATATTATCATAATCTAATTATTTTTCAGTGTAAATTTTATCATAAGATTTGGAGATCAAATCTATTAATTTCTCTATATATCCAGAATTTCTAAGCTTTTTAAAAACAAGATTTCCTATTGCCATTTCACCACCTTTAGCAAGCTCCTCTTTTCTCATTTTTTGGATTTTTGATTTTAATTTAGATGCTCTGCTATATAATGTTTTAGCATTTGATGGTAAGATATCGGTGGTTATAAGTCTTGTCTGCAGTTCCTCTATATCTGAAGCTATAGCAGAATACTTTTTTTCCACATCCATATCATCAATCTCCGGAAAATTATAAACTGGTTTTCTTATCCAATCATTATTTTTTAATGAAAATAATGCGGATGCAGTATGTGGCTCATGTTGGTCTTGCAGGTATAGTTCAACGTCATAACCTCTTATTGTTATGTTATGTCTAAGATTCCATACAAATTTAATACCGTCGATTGCGGATTTTAATATTTTTGGATTATCGTCATCTATGCCATCCATGTTAATAAGAACATGAACATCAAGATCAGAAAAATCTGTATAGTTAAAATTTGCTAATGATCCGGTTAGTTGGATATCTCTTATTGCTCTATCACCCAGAATGTCTTCAAATTTTGTATAAAAATCTTCAGCTATTCTAATAAGTTTTCTTCTAACTCTCTGATCAAAAACCCAAGGGGTCTCACCAGATTTTGTTTTTCCTTGTGTCCAGAAAACTGGATTTAAAACGTCATGGTAATATGGACTACTCTCTCTTTCGTTAAGAGTAATCTCATTATTATTTAAAAAATCATTAAAATCTAATACTGTATTCACGAAAAAAGCTTTCCTCTATATATCAAGGAAAGCTTTTAAATGTATTAGCTATTTTATATTATATTATGTAAGCTTATTATTTTTAATTATCGTCAATTTAGAAACAAATTTTTTCCATTACTGTCATTACAGCTCTAACGTCGGATTCACAATACAATTCTATTTTTTCAAAATCCTTATCGATCCAGAAAACATCATTAACCTTAGATCCGTCCATATCATCCTTTGGCGAATCTATGTCCAAAGAGCATGTTAATAAATCAAGACTTAAGTATTTCTGATGCATCCAACTACCAAATGCAAATATATCGGAAGTATCCATATAAGGAACCTCCCATGGTTTCTTATCCCATATTTGAAGGTTACCAGAAGGATTTATACCATTATAAATCATTCTCTTACCTAAGCAAGGAACATCAAATCCTTTTATATTATGGCCACAAAGTTTCCATCCTTTAGCCATGGCATTATTAAATACCTTATTTGCTTTATTTAATATTTCCTTTTCATCATTACCAGAAAAAGAAACATATTTTTGGTCACCGTCCTCGGTAAAAGTACCAAACGAAACACAAACAACTCTTGAAAATTCAGGCTCAAGTCCAGCCTTTTGTTTGTATATTGATAATGAATCCATGTCAGCTAAAGCTGGATAAGCACCCCTATAATATTCCTCCCTCTTCATCCAGAGATGATATAATCGGTAATTTTCTTTATACATTGTTTCCAAAGTTGGATACAATGCTGCAGTTTCAACATCGAAATATAGTAGATTTTGTATTGCTTCTTTTCTTAGCATCTTATTTATATTAAGCTGTAAATTTAATTTATTATTCCGATATAAAAAAATTATTTACCGGATATTTTATTAATTACAACAGGTGGTAAGGATTTTTGATTTTTAATATAATGAATATAACTATTTTCCCTCTCAGGAGATTCTATTATAATATCACACGAAAGACCAAAAGTTGGTATTCTATTTTTTAAATACGCTGAAGGATTAGGTGAAAGGGAGATTCCATCATCATTGACATCCGATGATTCTGAATGTATAAAAAATGGTATATGTTCATTCTTCCAGGTGGACGAACTCAAAAACATTGCTTCTCTTATACTTAATCCACCGTTATTAAAATGATGAGCCAATGTTCTAAAACATATGGGTATTTTAGTTTCGTAATATATTCCAGTAAGTAAATCTGTCACAGAAAATAGACTTGGTTTTTCGTCATTAGTAACACATAATTTATCTACCGCATTTTTGTCTAATAATTTTATTCGGCTACAGAAATTGGACATCGTTTGCTTTCTATTACCGTAAGCTGATCCAACCCTAATTATTATCGAAGGATAATCCACACCAATTAAGTCCAGTAGGGCGGAGATTGAATTTATCACTCTTACCGTTGATTCCTTAACACCCTCCAATTGGCTACCCATAAAGTATTCCTTTCCTATAAAGAATGATACTCTAATTGAATTTTTGTTTAATATTAAATTTATGGAATCTATTATAGATGATAATTTGGGATCTTCCTCATCACTAACTATATTAAAAAAATCCTCATGAAAATCCATTTCATTAAGATCTAAGCAAATCATATTGGATCCTATTGAAAGGTTTGTATTTGCAAGGTCTAATATAAGTGTTAATATTTCCTCGTGGGATCTTATATAAAAACTTCCTAGTGCTAGAGCCTTAGGTAAACCTAAATATGAAATATTTGGATTGCTTCCTGATACCATAATCTTTTTATTATTGTACCGTATAAAGTCGTTTTGGTTTCTTAGCCCCCGGTAGTTTCAAGTCCAAGTTCGCTCGCACTGTATACCGTTTTTGAATTGTATGCTGAAGCAGGAACATCGCTTGCTTTCATTTTAGATACAGTTTCCATGTTTCCATGTTCTCCGCCTGGAGCAAATTTTATAGAATCAGATTTTACCTCTATTACTCTTTCAGTTTCTTTACCCTTGTTATAAACTTGTATAAAATATCTATATTGTTTATTATCTGGGTTTCTAAATGATCTAACTATAACACCAATTACTTTCTTTTTCGAATCAGAATCTATGGGACTAGCAATAACTATATCACCTATGGTAAATTGTGAGCCTTTCACTGTTGTCTCGATATTAGGATCTTGTCCTACAGATACCGATAAATCGCTAAATGGCTTATAGTTTATTTTAAGAACCCCATTAGCACCTCCATACCCATAGCTATCACCAAAGGCAGAATCAAATTCATATATAGATTTTAAGTGTTTCATCAAAGTATGTATCCTTTATCATTGCTGGTTTTTCTGTATCTTCAGCACATCTCTAATTTTCGAAGCTAATTCATAGTGTTCGTTTTCCAGAGCTTTTTTTAGCATTTCTTCCAACTTAGTTTCATCAGAATCTTCACCTGATATACTAGTTATAGAAACTGGTTCCATAGCTAACACCCTCTGAGGTGAATATATAACCTCTAGAGTTGAATCTATTACCAGATGATCATCATAATAATCTTCAGAATCGTCCATATCATCTTTTATCTTATTTAGTTCCTCTAGTGACCATTCAGCATTGTTCCAAAAAATCATCCAGTGGCTGTATATAAATTCAGATATATCATTCTCGATTACGTGCTTAAGTAAATTTTTAAGCTCGTTTTTTATATCATTTTTAGTTACCCCGGTTAGGAAGGGTTTTCTTTTAAGTCCAGGAATTCCTGAAATCCCCTCACCGACACCTATTTTAAAGCATTTATTAACCTCAAAAATTGTATCCCAGTCCAGACTTAAAATAACTTTGTCTATTAACTTACTATTTTTACCCTTCATTTATTATATATCTTATTTTTGAATACCTAGCTGATCTGCAACATCGGATATCCATTTATTATATCTATCAGGATAAAATCTTTTTATATCGGAAAGTTCCCTTTTTGAAACTGAATATTTTTCTCTTATAAAGATCTCCACCTGGTCAAAATTCTTAGATTCCTTCGTTTTATCTTCGACCGAGGTCTTTTTCGTTTTTGTGTATATCCAATTAGGTGGCTTTGAATATCTGCCAGATAATGTATTTCTCCACCAGTCTACTACCGGACCAGGTACTATACGCATCCTATTAAATTGGTTTGCTTGTACCGGAAATTGAATAGCCATAATCCTATTAATCATGAAAAAATTTCTGGATTTATCTATTCTTCCTACCTGGTTCCACGTTTTATTGTTAGTGGAAAATATATTTTTTATTATGTCAAAAAGCTGCATAGTTAGTCTAGTATATGTTCAAACGGATCAAATCCCTTAGGTTGATAACCAGACGTGACCCATTCGGTTCCCTCCAATATCTTTATTCTATCCAGTGTTATAGGTTTTCTAAGTAGTGAAACACCTCTTTCTATTTCCAAATTACAACCAGAAGCAACAAAATCAGGTATCATTAACTGATTAAGCCACATAAGTTTAAAGTTTCTTTCAATGTTTGCTTTTACTTTTTTTCTATTATCTGAGCTGTCAACAGATTTTGATGATCTTAAAACCATCCCAGCTAACCAATTCAGGAAATCTGGAGAATCTAGCATCTGTTTAAAATCCAAGGATTTCCATTCAGATAATTTGAATGCCTCATGGACCGATTCAGCTTTCTTAGGTGTAAATCCCATAGTTCTTGTGCCGTTAACAGTCTCCCAAACACTAGGCACCGAATCGCCCTTATCACCAACCAACACTTTATTTAATATGAAGAAGTCACTATCGATTTCCTCTATCTCAACTTTTTTTAGAAAAACCTTAAAAGATTCCTTCTCAGGTGAAATTGCGGAAGCCATATTAAATATGCTGACACTCTCATCCTTATTTAACCAAGATTCTTTCCATCCCTGGGGAACTGATAGAACATTTTTTTTAGAATTATTGTTCCAAACTGCTGTCCATGAGTTGTCGGTATTTCTAGATAGCTGATGTAAATCTTTATCACCAGTTATGATAATACAATTTTCACCGTTACTGTTGAAATAATTACTCCAATACATCAGGAGGTCATCGCCCTCCGCACCATCAACTCTGGAAAAAATAAATCCCATTTTTTCCATATGGTCGCCAAATGATTTCATAAGTTCAAAAAATATGGTCCAATCAGTTTCATCATCTCTGACTCTACCTGATTTATATCCACCATCCTCTATCTCAACATCCTTTCTCCAGCTTCTGCTATCAGTGGTAAATATCATTCTTCCCCCAGTTGGTAAAAGCTTAAGTGATGAGCATAGATCAGTAGAAACTTTTCTAATAAAAGCTCCCTGTTCACTTTTAGATTTTAATATCTTACCGGGATCGGCTTTCCCGTATCCTCCGAAAACTCCGAAAGTCTTATGGAATATGTAATTTCCATCAACCAGTATATTAATCATAATTTATCCTTTATTTTGATGGAATGTTCCATCTTTATTTTCGCCCAAATTGATTTTATGTCAAACAATGGATCTATAACTCTAAAATCGAAATCTTTAAACTCAGAAAAATCCGAATCGTCTGCAGCTAATCTCCTTGTGACATCATCAGCATCTCTTCTCTCAGACAATCTTTCCTTTCTTACATCCTCCTGAATATCGAAGTAGATTATAAATGATTCATCTCTGTCCTCAGGTTTTATTTTAGATATCCCGGAAGGAGTCATTATAAAAAGATCCGCAATTTCAAATTCTTCCCTGGATGTTCCGTAAACCCATCCGTTAAATATAACATATTCATAGAATAGATCTTTTGCTATATAATGATGCGATGCTGAGTCTCTGCTTATGTAATAATAATCCTTGCCTTCTATCTCACCTATTCTCGGAGGTCTGGTAGTATGTGATACACAATACCTAAACCCGATATCTTCAAGTACTTTTCTAGCATGATCCTTACCCGATCCTCCTTTACCGACCAATATAACTCTTTTCCTTTCCATTTACACAACTAATTTCTGTATCTGGAATACTAACGAAAGAAGAGATACCATAGGATCTATGACCTGTATTCTTTGAGCCTGGTGCTCAGCAACTAATACTACCACAGCTGGAATTATCTTAATAAGATCTGGTTTATTGTTTATTATCCAATCGATAAACTCCTCGCCTAAAGCTGACATGACTTCGTCAACCTTACCCTGATATTCGCCAACTATAGCCTGATAATTCTTAACGGGATCCTTCGAAGTAACTATAAGAGAATATAGTTCCTCGTATGACCAGCCAAATTCTTTTATCTTTGCAGAATCTACAACAGTAACTCCCTCAAGAGTCCATGTCTGTATTTTATTTAATGCAGATCTAAAGTCCGGATAGTAATTTTTTTGAAATTCAAGAATTGATTCATCATCAATTGCTATATTAAGTTTACCTAAGATTAAATTGACTCTCTTTCTCCATTCACCTTTTAAAGCATCATCTTCCTCAGTAGTTACCGGGTTGAAATCGATTACTTCAAATCTACTCTGTATAGCATCAGGAACCTTATTTATATAGTTACAAGTAGCAACAAATCTTGTATTTGTAGCAAACTTTTCTATAGTTCCTCTAAGTGCTTTATAAAATTGATCGGATGCACCATCAAACTCATCCAATATTACTATTTTCTTAGAAGATTTACCATCCATCACGGAGATGGTTGAGCAAAAATCAGTTATCTTAACTCTAATAGTTTCAACTGAACTTTCATCCGAAACATTTATGAATAAGCTAGGATATGGCGAGGCCAGTATTTTAGCTAGCGTTGTTTTTCCGCAACCAGGAGGCCCGCTTAATAAAACATTATGTCCAAGGCCATTCTCAAATATCTTAGAAATTCTAGAAGGCAGAATCATATGTCTTAGCTCTTTAGGCCTAAGTTTTTCTGTCAATAATTCTTTTATCATACTATTTTTATCGCTAATTAGGTAAGTTGTTTCTTAAAATTTCGAGGAAAGATCATCGGATTCATTTTTATCGTATCTAACTTCGACCAATCTAGGAAGAAATAATGATCTATTATCATGCTTATCAGTTATAACAACATTATATTGAACAGCAATTATTTTTCCAATATAAGAATTAGGATCAACACTAAATAATTTTAAATCCTCATCGGTAAATCCAGATCCTACCTTGACATTCAGTGTCTTTGACTTATCAGTACAGATAAATCCACCTATAAGTCCCTCTCTTTTTCCCTCTCCAGGATACCATCCACAAACCTCCAGATCGCATTCATTAACTTCCTTTATTTTAATCCAAGTTTTTGATCTTTTACATTCATATACAGAATTGGATTTACAAATAACTCCCTCGCCTCCGAGAGCTACAATATCCTTATAGATTTTTGTAACGTCCGCAACGGAATCGAGTTTCCATAATTGTGCTAATTTTATAGGAGAATCGGCAGGAACATAAGATAATATTCTTTCGAGTGTATCTCTTCTAGTTAAATAATCAATTACACCAGAACCATGAGAAAGTGTTGAGTGCTCCTCGAAGTCAAAAACATTGAATAGAAATCCATCCTCAATATTACTATTTGCAGTTCCTCTAAGTATCTGAGTAACCTTGCCACTAACCGATTTTCTATTAAGATCTGTTAGCTCACCGTCAAAAAACCAATCACCAATTATTCCACTATTTATAATGGCAGTTTTTAATGCAAATGTTATTCTAGGAAAATAGCTAGAGTCCAATTCGTTGAATGCTCTAGTAAAATATGAAAATTCACCATTCTTATATAATGCTATAACACGAACGCCATCATATTTTTCCTCACAATAAACTGAATCCCATGAGGACATCACTTTCTCGTCGTCGGTTGCTAACATCAATGATGGATCAGGAATTAATTCCTTTCCAACAGCTTTGTTTATTAACTTTGCACCAATCCCAATATTCATTCTCTTAGTAACAATCTTCATCAATATTGTTCTAAGTTCAAGATCTTCCTCTGGATCATCCGATATTTTAGTTGATATAAGAGATTGCGCTCTTTCTCTTAATAGATCATTAGCAGCTGGGGCTTTTTTTAAGTCTTCTACGAGACTTTTAAAATCATTCCAATGATTTTCATTAGGTTCCGATAATTCATCATTAAAACCTATCCTATGTAGTTTTGTTGTAACGAATGGATTGAAGCAAACATCGAGAATGTATTCCATCCTATCATTCATCGATTTCATTATGAGATCTTGCTTAGATTTTTGAGATCCGTTTCCGGTCATTTTTTCTAAGCTACAAAAAATTCTAATTTCTTCTATCATCTTATTTATTTTTTCACAAATATAGAAAAAATATACGGAGTAAAAAAATTAGAATGTATAAAATTTGGAATTTAGAATTTCATTTATACCAACTGAAGCTATCCCGGACTTCGAGCATGCTATGGATGCAGCTATATTACAGATGGATAATGATTTTTTAATATCTATATTGCTTACCATACATAATGCTAAAATAGAGATAACAGTATCTCCAGCACCGGAAACATCATAAACATCCATCGGGTATCCTGGATCATAAACAGATTCATTTACATCTACGTAAATCAGTCCTTTATCAGATAAAGTTACTAGCATCGAATCAATATTATTATCGGATATAAATTGACGAGCATGAACCTCCAGTTCAGTAAGATCTAAATCTGAACAATCTAACCCTGTCATTATGGAAAATTCGTATAAATTAGGTTTTAGTAATTTGCATCCAGAGTAGCTAGGTACATTAAAAATCTTAGGATCCACTATAACTGGAATTCCTGAAGAATTACATCTGGATATCACATTCTTTATTATACCTGGTGTCAATAGTCCTTTGTTATAATCCTCTATCAATATACAATCATAATTAAGAAATGTATCATTGAATACTGAGATTATTTTCTCCTCCAATAAGGGATCCAGATAATCTTTGCTTTCCTCATCAACTCTGAATAATTGATTGGATCCTGAAATGTATCTCGATTTTAATGTTGTTTTTCTTAACCTATCCTTTAGAACGAATGAGTTATTACTATGTTCAGATATTAGCTCATCGATCATATCGCCATGAATGTCCTCCCCTGTCATGGTAATTATATCGGCCTTACCACCCATTGATTTTATGTTCAGTAGAACATTACCAGATCCACCTAAATAATATTCGGAACGAGTTACATCCAATATAGGTACAGGTGCCTCCGGTGATATCCTAGTAACGCTACCATGAACATAATGATCTAGCATCACGTCACCAATAATCAATATTCTAACAGATCCAAATTTATCTATTAAGTTCAAAAATTAATAAAGATTAAAGATTAATAATTTATAGGGTTACCTCAGGTGCTTCCTCGCCTTCAGCTGGTGCTTCTCCTTCAGGTGGTGCTTCACCGCCTGCTTTTTCAGCTAGTTTTGCTTCAGCTTCCTTATACTTTTCATTCATTCTTATTTGATCCGGGTTCATACCAAGAAATCTTTGTATTAAAAAGTTCTTATCGAAATATCCCTTCTCCTCCTCGCCTATCTTAACCTTAAGTTCGCCAAGTCCAGTTATAAATTCAGTTCTCTTAGTGTAATTACTCATTTCAACCATTTCCTCGAATTCGCTGTCTCTATTGTAATTAAGACCTATATTTGCTTTAAAGTTCTTATCCCTTGATAATTCGGGATTATCAAGACACATCTGTATATAAAGAGGCTTAGTTAATATCTCTTGGAAAATTGATCTAAGTCTTCTCAGAAATTTTTCAAATCTAATTTCATCTCTTTCCAATTGATCTATGCTTGTCTGATAATTACCTGGTGTACTATTTCTGGATGCAAATCTAGCATAAGGTATTTTTGAATCCATTTTAAGCTTATTGAAGAAATAAACCACATTCTCCATAACATTAAAATCAGGTCCACTAGGATTAAGTGATTCTATCTGAGGACTCTGACCGTCCTTTTCAGGAAATAAATAATTCTTATAGAATTGAATTTTGGGTTTACCGTTTATTGTTAATTCTCCAGAAGAATCATTTATATTAATATCCTCCTTATAATTCGACATTAACTGACCAAGATTCTGCATTGCTTTTTGTTGAGACTGTGTACCAATAGGTATAATAAATTTCAATCTATATGACGAATTCATTACGTTCCATATAATTCTAGAATTCTCCATTATTCTAAGAATATTATATGACCTAACTAGTCTTTCTACATAACTAACTCTAGTTATCATATTTCCCTTAGCATATGAAATATAAATGACCTGCTCATTAGTTAGCTTTCTGGTCATTTGTGGGTTTTTTGGATACTGAATCCAGAATTGTTTATGTTCTTCCTCACCAATCTTTTCTACTATAGGCTGAAGAGAGGTTGGGTCCAATTCTTTAAATCCAATCACATTTTTTCCCTTGCTATCATATATTATTTCAAATGCAAGAAATCCATCAATTAGAAACTGTTTAAAATATTGCCACCCAAGTATTGTGTTCTGAAATCCAAATACATTATAGATCTTATTGTAATGCTCCGAGATCTTATCTTTTACCTTATCCTTAAGATCAAGATTTATAAACGATGGCTGAGCAAAATAATTTCTATCATCATACACTATTGCTTCATCAGTTATAGTATCTAATATAAACTCTATCTCACCGTTAAGTGAAAATTTTCTAAGGTAATTCCTCTTCTCGATATAATCACGGTCAAAATATGCAATATATTTTCTTACCTTGGTGTCTTGATACGATGATGTCCAATAGAAAGCATCATTCTGTGTAAACCCATTACCATCCTGATTATAGAAAAATCCCTCAGTCTTACCAATAGCCTGAGAATTTTTTACAACCATATCATCGTACTGCATACCAAATTTTGATATGTTTCCAAGATTCTTTAGTATATTACCTAAAGCTGATTGATTCGGTTTTAAAAAGTCTAAAAATCCTGCCATCTTATTATAGTGTTACTTCTGGAGCTTCCTCTTCTCCACCCTCTTCTTTTTTACCTTCCTCTTTTTTCTTCTCCTTCTCTTTTCTTTCTAATGCCTCTTTATTAGCATCGATATCCTGTTTAGATATTCCAAGAAAAGTCTCTATAAGAAATGCGCTAGAGAAATATGGTTTTTCCTCATCCCCCATTAATCCGGTCATTGCAACGACTGCTTCCTTCCTTTTATTTATTAAATCCATCTCCTGATTTAATTTGAATGGGTTATCAGAAACGTAATCTAATCCAAGCTGACTCTTAAACATAAAATCCTCATCAAGTGATTTATGTTTCTTGACCATCTGTATCCATAAAGGTTTTAGTAATATCTCCTGAAATACCGATCTAAGTCTAGATATAAATTTAGCAAATCTAATTTCCTCCTTATCAAGTCCTTCCGCACCATTTGAATATGGCGAAGTTGTTCCGCCATCAGGATTATGAAATCTGGATGGTGGAACTTTAGATTCAAGGATGTACTTGTCAAAGAAGTATGATAAAGGCTGAGGATCATTAAGATTAGGACCCTCAGTATTTATAGGTTCTATAGTTGGTGTACCATTAACACCTGAAGGCATCAGATAATTCTTATAGAATTGTATTTTAGGTCTACCATCCACAGTAAGTTCACCACTATCATCATTCAGCTGAATATCTTCCTTATAGATACTCATTAACTCACCCAAAGTTTGCATACCCTTCTGTTGGGATTTGCTTCCTATTGGAATGGTCATCTTAAGTTTAAATGATGCATTCATGACCGACCATATAACCCTAGTATATTCTATAATTCTTAGAATATTATAAGGTCTTATTAATCTTTCTATGTAGCTAATTCTTGATATGCTATTACCCTTAGCATATGATATGTAGATGATTTGCGGATCATATAATACTCTTTTTCTCTTGGGATCCTGAGGATACTGTGTCCAGGTGCTAAGATAGCTACCATCTATTTGTTTCTCCACACTAGGTATAAGTGTAATTGGATCCAATTCCTTAAATCCGATTATATTATCACCCTTATTATCATAGATTATCTCAAATGCAAGAAATCCATCTATTATAAATTGTCTGAAATATTGCCAAGCTGTTATATCATCGGAAAATCCCCAAACATCATAAAGTTTTTTATAAGAGTCATATAAATCTTCCTTTATTTTTTCATTAACGTCGCTAAGATCTATGAAATCAGGATAAGCAAAGAAATTCGATGGATCATAAGATATTGCCTCGTCACATATGGTATCAAGAACCCATTCAACTTCAGGATTTAATGAGAATTTTCTAAGATAGTCTCTCTTTCCCTTATAGTCCTTATCAAAATATCCTATAAATTGTCTGGATGATATATCCTGCTTAGCTAAGGTCCATAGCATGCTTTCGTCCTCGACATTGGACTTATTCTTATTAAGAAAAGCAGCCTCAGTAACACCAACAGCCTGTGAATTACGAATGACCATGTCATCGTATTTCATACCAAATGAACTAATTTTTCTTACAGAATCTCTAATTCTCTGTATTACCGGAGTTTGAGAAGGATCATTATTATCTACAAAACCTGCCATTTATTTATAAAGTATATGTTTTATTCTAGTCAAAAGATTAAATTAATTTCGATTGATATTCCTTATATATCGTTTGTAAGCTTAACCCCTCTATGTTACTATCGGTAAGATATGGAATTTTGGCCCAATCTTTATTAGATATTATTCTTGGATTTCTTATAAATTTATATTTAAAACCAAATAATGAGAAATTATATCCGGTGTTTCTTAACAGATTTTCTAATAGCGGCTTTTTTAAATTAACTGGTGTAATTGCACCTCCTGATTGGAACGATAAATAATTTGATTCTACCTGCGAATAAAACTGATCATAAAAATTCCCTATTATATCTATTCTTATGCGGGGAGGAACCGTTATAATATCTATTCCCTCTATAATCGTACCAGAATTCGGATTTTGATATACATTCGTACATAATATCAATGGTCTTCTGTCTATGAATTTTCTAGTTTCACTTAGTCTAGTATCCGTTAAATAGTTGAAATTATATATTGTTCCAGGTACAAAGGGAGGTTTGAATTGTATCATTTCCTTGTTAGAAAAGAAATAGTTATCAGAAAAATATAAATCAGTCTCGGTAAATACATTCTTACCAATTTCAATGGAATCTTTATATTCCAAAACAAGATCAGAGTACATTATTTACTTTTAAATAAAAAATTCTCATCAACAACTCCGAATTTATATCCCCTCTTCTCTGCCCATAATTTAGCAGCTTTAAATTTTGCTTGATTTGTTATCCAAATCTGCATATTTCTATTGTATGATTTAAGTTTTGCTAATGTATTAACACCTTCATATATAGGTTTCTTTGTCTGGTTTTCGGGTTTTATTTCTATTATCCAGTCCTGCTCGGTTTGATCCTCCCTTTGCACCTTTATATAGAAATCTACATTATACTTATGATCTTTTTTATCGAGAGGATTATAATAATCTATAGCAACTGGCTCTGAACTCCATTTTAATATAGAATCATTAGTATCGCAGTAGATACAGAATCTATATTCCCATGAAGATCTATAGATGATATTATGTATATCACCTATATACTTATCCGGATTTCTTGGTGCATATTTTCCAGATTTGTGATCACCGTTAGGTTTTACTTTCTTTATATCTACCATAATAGATTAAACGTTATACGAATTATCCTCACCCGTTATATAGCTAAAAGGTATTGTTTTAGGATTTTTCGGAGGATGTATTTTTTTCCATCCCTTAGCAAATCCATTTTTAGCTATCTGTGTATAATAAGCAAATGGATTATTTGATTTTTCAGGATTAAATCTATTCCAATATTTACAAAGATCCTCCATTGCAAATGCCATACAATCCTCTTTATCCTCCGGATCCTTATATGACATTTTTTTAGATATTCCGTTTATCATTAACATAAACATATCTATTGTATCGGGTGTAAGTTGACCCTTACTTTTAGATTCTATTACAGCTGCTAAAAGCTCGCTGTTTTTAACATATTCTTTAGCCATTGTTTGTTATTTGGTTGGTTTATAGTTTTAGTATAAAACAGATAAATGATTTCATAAAAAAAGAATGTAGCTCATGAGCTACATTCTTTTTATTCCTTATCCTCTTCCTCCTCGTCTTCGTCGGAGGATTCTATTTCTTTGCCATCGGGAGCTTTACTTAATTTACCATCAGAAGATTGAACAAAAGTCTCGCCTGGTTTATTCTGATTTTCCCCCTTAGGAGCAAAATAAAAGTTACGGCTTACTTTTTTTTTAAATCTTCACTAGATTCTTCATTCATCGAAATATTGTAACCGTGTAAGCTATCTAAGCCTAGTTCTATTTTTTCTTCCGTTTCACCTTTAGGTGCTTTAGTAAATCCGTGCATATTAGCAAAATTCTTTAGTATATTTTTTTGCTCCTCTATTGAAAGATCTGATTTATTAAGATTATTAGATTCTTTAACCTCTTCCTCACCATCTTCGTCAGACGATTCAGCATTCTTTTCAGCTGCCTGAGATAATGCTTCCTCAAGATCACTAATTTCATTTATTAAAAAGTCAGATGTCTTACCGTTGTCTAGTAATACTGTATATCTTCCTGATGTACCATCCATAGATATAATTTTTCCAGTCTCCCCAGACTCCTTAACCTTTATGTAAGAACCGATATTAAATTTTTCATCCTCGAATAAATCTAAGCTTCCACTTATGTTAATATCAAGATCTATCTTTTCAATTTCAAGATTTATTTGGTTCCACTTTTCTCTTAGCATAACAAGTTCGGATTCAAGCATTTTTTTAGCTGCTTTAATCTGATCTGATTCACCGTATAGTGGGCTTGATCCTATTAGTGTATTTATTTTATTTAATTCTTCATCAACTTTAGATATGTTTGAAATAACTTTCTCTCTATCGTTGATCATAACAGATTTAACCTTACTTTCACCTTCTAAAAATTCTGTTAAACCTTCAGAGATGTCATATCTAAGATAATTTTTAACAACCGAAACTGCTTGTGTTCCAGTTACTTTATGTATTGAATTCTCATTCATTGAATCATTTATCTTCTGAAGATAAATTTGATCCATCCATTTGAATAAATTAACTCCAACTCCTTCATATACATTAGATGTTAAACTTTTAGCAAAGTCTAATTCTACGATGTTACTGTAATTAGTATAAAGATTCATTATGTCATTAACTACATCAGATTCATTAACTCCGAAATAAGACCCTGATTCCAATCCAACAATTTTAGCAAGACCACTAGGATCACTAAATTTCAATCTAGTTTTTCCCATATAAGCAGTTACCTCGTCATTTTCTTCAACCAGTCTAACTATGCTTTTTCCTAATTTAATAAAGATTCCATTTTCATTAACTCTAACATGTTTTTTACCATAGGTATAAACTAATGAAAGATATTCCTGTGGCAATGATGATATTTCTTTATCTGATATTTTTCTTAAACCGTCTTCATTAGCCTCAAATATGAATCCACCTAGGTAAAATAGGGATCTACCATTTTCTAATAAAACTGGAGAGTATACTCTCGATACACTAGATTCTCCCTGTATCATTTCAGGAATTTCTAATTTTCTTTTATCTTCAGTTTCATTAACATTAAGATAGTTTATTAATCCTCTAACCATCGGATTGAAATTCCATTTCGAAATATTTCTAACAAGTAGGCCATTAGATTTTTCTTCAGATACCAACCAATCATTCAAGGTTTCGTTTAATTCAGAATAGAATGAAGAGTTACCGCTGTTCTTTAAAGCCTCTAAAACTTTAGCTACCTCTATTTCTCTGCTCAATGATTCAGATTTCTCCTTAACAGATTCAGCAACTTGAGCTACGTCTTTATCCCAAGATAAAGATTTAATATCATTTAGAAAATTATGAACCAAAGAAAATTCAGGGACTCCTTTATTTTCCAAAAGATTACTATATTGTTCAACCATAATTTTAGCTTTTGGATAGCTATAAATTGAAGATTCTTTAATAGAATTTAATGCTAATCTTATTCCTAAATTATTTACCTCTTGTGATTTGATAAATGATTTAGCAGTAGAATCTAAATTACTTCCCTCTAATTGTGATAAGCTTTCTAAAAGTGATCTATCTTCTTTCTCTTCTTTTCTAGAGATGTATGATCCTGCATTGTTTAAAGATGCATTTTTCAAACCACCCCAAGATTCCATAAGAGCTGCAGCATTCTTTTTAGAAAGTTCTGCCTCCTCTTTTCTTATCATATCTAAATGATTTTGTGTGTTAGATACGAAGTCTGGAGTTATATTATGTTCATTAATAGATTTAACTAGATCGCTCTCCGAAACTGATCCTCCGCTAAGAAAACTTTCACATAGAGTTCTAACCTCAGGTGATTTAGTTACTTCTTTTAATTTTTTTACTTGGTTTATGAAGTCCATGGTTAAATTTTTTTTTACAGTTTATATATCCATCAAGGGACAAGAAACTTTTACATTATATATTTCATTTTAATAGCGATTTTTAGGATCCTATTAATATTTCTAATCTTATCTCGATATCGGTATGCGGATTACAAAAAGTTATACCACCGTTATTAAAAGTAGTACCTGGTTTAGCCAAATTCCACCCCTCGAAAGTTGAATCTGTTGACGAAAGCATCTTGCCGCTAAGAATCATTAATTCTCCCATATAATTAGTGACACCTTGATATTCCCAAGTTATATATTTCTTAGATTCCACTATATTAGCTGGAAATATCGCTTTTATTGCTATAAAATCAACGTAGCCATCAACATTAGCAATATCACTTTGGCTTAAAAGAAAACAGCTAGATACTCTTAGTATTGCTCGATTTCTTGCAAACGTATCAACTTTTAATTCAATATCATCCATAGGTAAATACACCGGTGGATTATTCGTCTGTCCATTATCCAATACTAGATTACCATTATAGAATCTAAATCCTTCGTCTACCAGATACGGACAAGTTATTGGTTGTGTTGCCATATTAATTAGCTGCTATTACTGTTAGGTTAACACTATAATCCGTTGGATTAGTGAATATAAAACCTCCTTGGGAACTATTAGCATCCCCAGTATGTCCATATGTTGAAAATGGATCCATGTCCCATCCTCTCCATTGTGAACCATTTTTTACCGCACCGGTCAAAATCATTATGCTTCCCATAATATTTCTGGCATTAGCCTTATAGTCCCAAAATAAAATTCTATCATTATCCCCAGCCTCGGGAAGATAATTTGCCTTAGCGATAAACATTGAAACCTCGCCCGTGGTGCCATAGAAAGATCCAGCATCTATATTGACTGATGATCTTGGACCTATTATCATACTTTGTTTCTGATACTCCGAAAAATTTTGCAGAGGGTGAAAGAAATCAACCAATTCCAGCTTATTTAAGGTCTGTGACTGCTTCGTTACAGTGAGAGCTTCCTTTATAAATCTAATCTCACTTGGATCATTAAATCTTTCAAATGTTGCCTTTACTCTATCAATATCAGGATAAGTAAGAGCAATATTAGTATATAATGTATTAAATCCCGCGGTAGCACCACCCAGAGGATCAGTAGCAAATTCTGACGAACCACCTATAAATTCGATTGGTCCAGAGGATGCTGCAGATCCTCCATCGAAATTATCTACGTTTTGGTTTTCTGTATTTGACAAATCTTTATAATTTTTTTATATATTTATTTAAGAATGGTTGGATCTACATGTCCATCCTTGTACACCAAGTCTTTTAATTCCGCCCCACTTCCTCCAGCGTCAATTGACTTTAATTTTATTTCATTGGAGCTATCGGCAATAGGGGTTTCTACGATTTCATCCACCTCATCGATCTGTACATCATCAGATTCAGGGATATCCATAGGAATATGGCTAGAATTTTCCTTGGAGTCTGAATCTGGTCTTATGTAATCAACCAGTGATTTTATAAATCCTAAAGAAACTAAGGGAAGTATAGCACCACTTATCAATGATAGAATTCTTTTCTGGTATATTATCTCCTCCTCAACCAAGCCAAATAGCTCACTCCATTTGGAAAAATCGGAGAGATTAGTATATGCATAATAGGTATTACCCATAGCTTGCATTAAAGTAAGGATAATAAATAGCATCCAAACTATAGTTTTATTCATCTTATCAAGAGCTATTAAGGATGCCAAAGATGCAGCAGCACCTATTTCAAATGCTAATGCCAAAGATATAGCTAGCCAATCAGGATTGGATAATCTAAAAAAATCAATAACGTGAATAGTTGATATGATTGAAACTATTAAATATAGAGTAACAAAAGTACCAATGATAAACCACTTTATGGTGGATTCTCTCTTATTTTGATTCATTTATCTTCGATTTTATTTCAGACAGAGAAGTTTTTCCTTTATCAAAATCATCCTCGTATATCAGGAAATTAAACATCGTTTGATTCATTTCCTCCCTCATCTCAGTATTTGAGGGGGTAATGATAAGTAGTGAATCAACTACAACCTTTGTAGATTTTGAATTTTTTTCGAGCCTATCAATATCCCTATTAACCCCGCATTGTCTCAGTAATACTAATAAAAGTAAAACCATGTTTATCGACCAAGCATTGTTTTTAATTTTTTCTAACATAACTAATTTATTTTAATTTATTCATTATATATCCACATAAAAAAAGCTAGCAAATGCTAGCTTTAGAAAACCTATAAATAAATTCAGAATTATCCCAATGTAACACCCTGCATTGCTGCGGCTAATTGCTTTTCTAAATCTTTAACCTCCGCTACATCAGATTTAGCATCCGATAATGCCATGTCCAAAGGCTTATAAAGTCTTATAAATGATTCAGCGCTTTCCTTTCCTGTTCCTTTAGATTTGGAAAGAAAATAATGGCTTGCTTCTAGAGGTAAAGCACCTAAATAAATTACACCATCCTTAATACCCTCTTTTTTAATTTTCTGGATAGTTTTGTTAACTTGCACAATTCCTAATGCCTCCGTAGAAGTCCATTCTGCATAATCAGCAATAAATCTATCATACTCATCAAAAAGTTTGTCATCGAAAGAAACAGCATAAACTTTATTTTTTATTTCTTCCTTTTTTTCAGAAATTGAATTTTCTAACGATTTTACCAATTCGTTATCGATGTTAAGACTACTCATGATGGGATCATTACTGAAATCAATCTCAGTAGATCCACCAGGGAATTGATTTTCCATCGCTTCTGATTCTTTCTTCTTCATAATATTATATTTTTATTATTTTAGTTATTATTCTATATTTGTTTCTAGTTTAGATCAAAAATATCCAAATTATTTTCTCTATTTTGGTTTAGATAAGCTCTTAAAGGTTCTCTTAAATCCTTCGCTGGGAATATCTTTGGAGCTTCGTCTGGACCTATATGGCAAAGAAATCCACTCTCGGTTTCTATTCCCAATTCCTCCTCAAGTATTAATCTATACATACTTATCTGTATAGAATACTCATTATGATGATTTGCATATAGATTAGTAAAAGGTCTTAGTAATTTCTGATATCTTCCCTTCGGATGATTATCATCCTTAAATTCTCCATTTGTTTTCCAGTCCCCTATTATGAGAAATATCTTTTCCCTCTTAGTATCATAAAAAAGAAATGGTTGATCTATGGTTCCAGCTATTCTCCATTTTTTAGAAAAAACTCTAAGCTCAGATTTAAGGGGAACCATGTATTTAAGAACCTTATTATATGCTAGCATAAATTTATCGATTCTTTTTGAATATTCGCTGCCATCATTCGGATTAACCGGATTGAGTCCGCTCCAAAAATCTTCTATGAATTTATGGACTCTTGTACCTAGATCGTTAGCAGTATCTGCTTTATTCTGCCATTCATTTAAAACTAATGATACATCAACTCCTCTTTCCTGAGCTTTCTTTTTTGACCAATATTCCTTATTAAAAGGGGTTTTAAAATTCTTTAAAAATGTAGTGACCGAATCGAACTTTATACCATCATATCTATAAACATGTATATCCTCATTGAATACAAATTTAGGATCATTAAAAAATTCTAATTTTTTTTCCAGATCCTCTTTGAATTTATCAGTAATCATTTAAAATAAAGATATTATCCAATTCAAATTATATATTATGGTTACCACTATAGCTATCTCAAATAAAAACCTGATTATCCAAAGCCAGCTCAAATATCTAAATAAAAATTGATAAACAACAAGATATGACTCCTCATCAGTACCTTTTACTGGTTCGATCCACATTGTAAGTAATTCCTCAAGATTTAAAGCTTTGAGATAGTCGTTAATATCCTTAGTTTCGCTTATAACGAATGAAGGTCTTGATTCCTTAGGTAAATCAGTGGCATATAAAACCTCAGGCGGTAAATTTATAACTGTGTATATTCTATTAAAAAAATCAAGTCTTAATTTTCTTCTGCTCCAAAGCTGTGCATTCTTTGATTCCTTCTTAATTATTTTGGAATATTCTCTATATAGAATTATTTCCTTAATCACTTTAATTAATTTTAACATAAAAGCTTTATTTTTTATATCCGCTTATAAGCGTAATGTTTCCGTCTATGCTTTTTCTAATTTTACATCTAGCTCTTCTTATTCTGGTAGCTATAGATCTTTTCTTTATGTCGTATTTTTCAGCTATATCTTTATACTTCATATTATTTATCTCTCGATCTATCATTATATCCCTATATAATTCGGGCAGTGCTCTAATCTCATCCAAAACTGATTCGTATATTACATCCAAGCTTTCCCCGTCATTAAAAAATGTATTTGTCGGATCATCCTCTATCATATAAATTCCACCGAGATCACCTATGGTATTTTTAGAAGATAAGAATTCAAGTTCGCTGTCGCTGTGATTATAATATCTTTTCCTAGATTTCATCAGAAGTAATGATTCGTTCCTAGCTATATTATAACACCATGTAGAAAAATTCCCACGTTCACCATTATACTGTTCGATTTTTGTCCATATCTTTGTCATGGTGTTTAAAAAAGCATCCTGTGCTAATTCTTGCTCTTTTACAATAAGGAAACAGTGATTAAGTATTCCAGGTCTAAGTCTTTCAAATAAAAGGCTAAACGCCGAATCAGTTCTAGCCAATATGAAATCTTCCGCTAATTTTTGGATGTTTTTTTCTTTCTTTTGCATGTTTTTATTTGGTCAATTTGATTATTTCTATTCCGGCCTCTGCTAAAAAAGCAATCGATTCAGGTTTCCTATATACTTCGGAAAATAAAACCCGCTTTATTCCAGATTGTATTATTAATTTGGAGCACTCAAAACATGGCGATAATGTAACATATAATGTTGAATTATTGGAACTTTGAGTTCCCCTGGCTAACTTTGTTATTGCATTTGCCTCGGCATGTAAAACGTATGGCAAGGTATCATTTGTATCTGATTCACACACATTCGGAAACCCGGAGGGTGAACCGTTATAACCATCAGAAATAATTGACTTATTTTTGACAATTAGACAACCAACTTGCATTCTTTTACAGTGTGAATTTTTTGACCAGACCCCAGCCATTTCTAAATATATTTCGTCACTTCTATGACTTATTATAGATTCAAGATTTTCAGCTACATAGACGTGATACGATTCACTATCATGCTCGTCTTTTTCTATTCTCCAATAAGGAAGATTCAAAAATTCGGAATCTATAAAAGATAGATTCTTCCTGTGGCTATACCCAACTGGCAATTTTATTATACTATCATCTTGAGCCATTGTATCATGGGATATTTAATTTCTCACAAATATAAGAAATTAAATCGAGTAAAAAAAATAAAAATGATGTTTATTTTTAGAATTTTCTAGAATCCGGTCTAAATGGCGATTCTAATGGGGAAACACTCAAAGTACCTTCCAAACTAGCTGCCATTTTTGCTAAAAGAATTTTTATTTCAGCTAGGTCAGCTCCAGTTACTTGACCTGCCCCTCCATCGGATGACGAAGATGCTGAATCCGATTTGGATTTGACTGTTTCAGCATTGGATGATTCTGATGCTTTATTAGATATTGCTCCCTCTGCAGCTTTTTTAACATTAGTATCCTGATTTGGCGACGTCTGCATTGGTTCGTTAGGCGAACCACTTTTTTTCTCCTTCTTAGATAGCTTAACTATATCGCTCTTAATTCCACCTGATTCGTCATCTCCAGATTTCTTAACCAATCCCTTAACAGAACTTAATAATCCACCTGATTCACCTCCTCCGGATTTCTTATTTAAACCTTTGATGGATTTCATGATCCCTTCAGGAGCACCTTTAGATTTAAGAATATCAGACATTCCGCTTAATCCTAATTCGGAAGCCTTTCCTTTCAGGGCATCCTTGTTTTCTTTTAGTAGGTCACCACCCTTAGATATCAGATCGGAAAACTTTGATTTTTTTCCCTCACCCTCGGTTTCGTTTTTATCTTTCTTTCCAAAAATTTTAGAAAATAATCCATCCTTTTTTTCTTTCAATTTGGATTTATCTTCCTTATTTTTTTCTTTATTCGAAGCCTTAATTTGAGCTTCCAGTGGATTTACTAATGCTTCAGCTTTAGCATCTACTGGTTTGGTTAATTTCTTTAGGTCCTCCTGTGTAAATTCAGATGTTGATTTTCCCTGGAGACCTTCCAGATATGAATTAATATCTTCCTCTAACCAGCCTGGTTCACCGTCATAATATAGGGGATCTGATGAAAGAAGTTCCTTCCTTTTATTCGATATTTCCTTCTCGCTCGGAGCATCAGTTCCAAGTTTTTTTAAAATATCTTGTCTTGCTTTTAATATGTTATTGGGTATAACAGCAGATCCTTGCTGTAGTTTAACTATTTCCGGTCCTTTTTCACCGACAAGGTATTGTCCTGTTTTGTTGACTGGTCCTCCCTTCTCGAATGCACCTAAAAGTCCCTTACCGCCTTTTAGCAAACCACCAAGTGATCCTGATATTGTATCTTTAAGGGATCCAATATCTCCCAATGATCCAGAAAGCCCTTTAATATCTAATCCTTTAGCACCACTAACAATTCCCTTAAGATCGAGACCTTTTATTCCTTGTGTTAATCCCTTAAAGTCCAATGATTTTAAATCCTTAGATAATCCTTTGAAGTCGAGTGCTTTAAGATCACCAGAAAGACCCTTAAAGTCAAGACCACCAATACTTTTGGTAAGCTGTGAAAATTCACCCTTCAAACTTTTTAGATCTAATCCCTTTATGCTATCAGCTACTTTACCTAGATCTTTAGTGCTTTCCGCACTTTTTTCCTGAGCTGCAGCCAACTCGGATGTACTGGCAGCATTCTTTTTGATGTCACCAGAAAGTTTATCCACATTTTTAGTGAGATCAAATATGCTCGATATTAGTTTCTGGTCTGCCATAATTTATTAATGTATATATTCAATTCCTTATTTAGTAAAGCTAAATAATTGAGTAAGACCTCCGGCTGCTTGATTCTCAGCATTTTCTAACTCTATAACGGAATTAAGCTTGTCGATCCATATCTGATATTCATAATACGGTATAGATTCTATCCATTCAGGATCCAATCCATGTTCCTTCCATAATCTAAATTTAATATCAAAGAAGTTCTCCAAAGATATCTGAAATAACGAAAAGAGATCTGAGCCCGCTGGGAAAGTTGATATCAGCGGTGACCTCCTCATCACCGCATACTGGGCATTTTTGTTTAACCTCCAAATTAGTGCCTATTCTAATTTTATCGGAAAGTTCATAATATAAACTATATTCTTCTTTTGTCCAGTAATCAGACTCCCTCATCTTTATCTTGATAGAATCAATTGTTAGTTCCCTCCATTCCTTAAATATGAATGGTGCAATTTTTAAAAATCCCTCGTCTATATCCGATCCATTTATTCCTGATTTTATCACGAATTCACTGATCTTATTTGAAACCCCTATACTAGGAACGGTCATTTCTATTACCTTATTTATTTTCTTTACATCAAAAATAAAGCTTCTGGTTTCAGTATTATAATAAGACATCACCTTAGGATCCATATCATACGAACCAAGTACACCCGTTCTTAATTCTATACCATCATTAAATGGACACTCCGGTGTTTCCTTACATTTTTTATTGGTCTTCAGTATTATTGAATTTTCACCCTTTACAAATGTTAAATCTCTTATCGCCAATATTAGGAAAAATCTATCTTCTTGCTTGATGTCGAGATAGCTAACAACTCCTTCCCCAGGAAAATCCATTCTAAGGCATCTTTCGAGCACGTAGCTTAACTTTTCCTCTATGTCCAATCTATCATCTTCATCGATGGTAGAAAAGTGTCTTATCTCTCTTACTTCAGCAGCACGTATAGCTATTCTGGTTCCCTCCGGATAGAATAAGCCTCCTGATGGTAATATAGTAACTGGAACATTCTTCCATCCGCTATCAAATGCTGGACTAGCCGATTGTGCCTTACCCATGGAAGTAATTGGTTCTTCAATATTATTGGTTTTAGGTGGCTCACTTTTTTTAGGTGATTCCTCAACAATCGGTTGTTGTAATGTTCTATTTATAGATTCACTTGATTCGGTAATCTCATTTTGATCCACTACGGGATCGTCATAAACAAATCCGCTAGCTAATTCTTTTTCTCTCAGTATTTGTTCTGGTGATATGTTATCCATATTAATTAATTTATCTTTACTCATTATATAACCAAACACAGAAAAAGAGGCCAAAATTTGACCTCTTTTTTTAAAATATTATTAAAAAAAATATTATAAGAATAAATCTTCCCAGTAATCACATATCCAGCTAGCATTAATTGTGTATATTGCTGGAGTTTCATAATCAAGCTCCATCGGATTTATTGCTTCACTTAAAAAGCAAGATGGTATTCTAATTCTTCTGAATACGTCACCTCTCTTATTGAATATTGATATACTCATGGATCCAACATAATCCGATTTAAGACCCATCGCTCCAGTTAATGGATTATAGATTAAATCTGACCATTGTCTAAGTATTTTATAGACAGTCATTGAATTGGCATCATTCAGATTGACCTCAAATTCCATCGATAGGGTCATATCTGTTGTTGATGGTTCACCACCAGCATATCTTCTAGTAGCAAATTTATAATTTTGCTGTATTGGGTCATTAGCAGTTATATCAACAGCCAATCCTGTGATAGATTTAACTTGCTGCGCTAATATACCTTCACCGTTGAATGTCGTTGACGCATCGACTATACCAGCAGGTGGGTTAATGATAACCTCAAACTGGTTAAGATAAACAGGTTCGAAATTGTTTATCGCTGCTCTAGAGTTCGTAAAATGTGGTAATCCTGCCATTTATATTTTTTAATTTTTATAGGAATAAATCTTCCCAGTAATCAACCGCCCATTGAAGATCATCTATTTTATAAAGATCGGTTGATGTATAGTTAAGATTCATTGGACTTATTGGCTTAGTTATAAAAGCATCCTTACATGTAATTCTTCTATAAACGTCACCTTGCTTATTGAAAATTGATACTACTATCGTTCCAACATAATCATTTTTAAGTCCCATAGCTCCAGTTAACGGATTGTAAATAAGATCTGACCATTGTCTTAAAGTCTTAAATACATACATCGAATTATCATCGTTAAGATTGACATTGAAGCTTAAACTTAAATCAAGGTACGTTTGGTCTGGTTTAGCACCAGCATAGTTTCTTTTAGCAAACTTATATTTCTGAGTAGCTAATCCAGGGTGTTTATCTAATGATAGCCCGCTAACTTTAGTTACGTGCTGCAATAGAATTTCACCACCAGCTACTGCAGCTGGTGGAATTATAGTAACTTCAAATTGATTCAGGTAAACAGGTTCAAATCTATTTGTTCCTGAAAGTGAATTTTGAAAATGTGGTAATCCTGCCATAGTTATTAATATTTATCTTTGGTTGGGATATTATGCAAATTGTATAAATCCTCCTGATGCGATTCCGCCAGTTCTGGTAACAGTGATTCTATTAATGAATTTCTGTATACCTCTAGCTGGTTCGATTATGATGTCAATTATACCCATATTCATATCAATGATTGCAGGTGTATTATTAGAAGCATCCATAACAGTCTGATAAGCATAAATACCCCCACCTGCTCTAACACCATCCAGATAGTTATCTACTAATGTTTTTATTTCAAGTCTGATAGAATCGTCATTGAAGTCAAATAGATAATTTGCTAATATTTCTTGTACATCATTTTCTACACTGATTAGTAAATCTCTAACGTGAACAAGGTTAAATGCGGAATTAACTTGCTGATATGCAGTTTGGTTACCAAAAATAACCACTCCGATACCTCTTCTTTTTATAATTGGGTTGATTCCGAATGGTTCAAGATTTCCTCTATCTTCATCAGTAAAATCATACTCAACTCCAACTATATTACCTCCACTAATAACCCCTCTTTTCTGTCCTGCTATAATTGCATAAGGTTCCCCGTTTGCAAATTTTCTTAGGAAGTTATTAGAAACATAAGCAGAAGGTGGAACTTCCACGTTTCTATTATTTTCTCTTACTGTAATGTAAGGTGAATAAAAAGCAGCATATTTAGCTCCTTCATCCTCACTAGGTAAACTAAATGTGTAAGATGGGTTTAGTGATAAATTACCACCGTCTACAATATAAGCAGTATTTAATCTTGGATATGGATTAGAAGCTGTAGGCGCATCAGTAAATCTAGGATCCGTACTTGCTCTAAATTGAGCCATTGAAGGAGCGTTGATTAATGCTAATGCCTGTTGTCTAAGCTTAGCCAATCTACTTAATTGGTATTTAGAGTTAGGTAATATTTGACCAGAGAAAGTATCCACGATGTATCTGAATGATATAACGTCCTTAGCAGCCAGTGTTTTAGCTATATTGGTGTCATACATAACATCCAATATTTCAGAAATCCTAGCATCACTTCCGTTTGGTCTATGTGATTCATTCATAGTGAATCCACTTAAATAACTGAAATCAAAAGATCTTGTAAACTGAGCAATAGATTTGAATTTTTGAACTCTTACTCCTGTTCCTGATGTATAATAAAGAACCGGTCTAGCAGAAGTAACTCTATATGTTCCTAGAGTTGTTGTCATAGCAACAGAAGTTATCTTTGCTAATCTACTTTGTCTGTTCCCTGTAGCAGGTTCACATATATCAAGATCAGTAGAAACTACCAAATCTCCTACCGAGAATGGAACATTACTATTACTATCCAATGTAACCAAGAATGTGGTAACGTCTATTTTGGTACAATCTACAAATTGGTTAATCGAACCTTCCTGCGAAATTATGTCAAAATTTTGTGGTCCTACAGGAAGACCTATATTATTTGAAGCATAAGTGCTAGCAAATGCTGGTATGTTTGTAATCGTTTCGTTAGCTCTTGATACGTTACTAAATGCTCTGGTATAAACCATATTAAACTGATCCTTATCAACTGTTGATTCAAAGCCTAGGTATCTAAGGGAAGTTCCATCCGCGCTGGTCCAAGCAAGATCTCCATCAGTGATTTCAGCATATTTATTATCTTGGAAAAGTGGGGAAGCGTTATATCCGACAAGTACATTTGATGTTCCTGCAGGTGCTCCTGGTCCTGTAACTCCACTAGGTGTAGCTACGTTGATGATATCAAGATAATCAGAATTACCAAATTGGTAAGCATTAGTATAGAATGAAGGATTACTTCCAGAAGCTCCCGTATTATATGAGGTTAAATTAAATGTTGGAGTAACTGTTATACCTTGTCCTCTATAGAATGATGTATCTAATGGATGCGTCCAGAAAATTCTAAGAGTTCCTGAAATGTCTCTGGTACCAGTAACTTTAAGTTTAACCAAATCAGCCTCAGCAAATTGATTAAGTAATGCGCCGGTTAAACCTCCAGTATATCCAGAAACTACACCCAGTATGAATTTTTCGTCATTCGATGATGTTACCGTTAAGAAAGTCTTAAGTGAATTAACATTGGCTGCATTTTGTAAATATCCCGCTGTTGTTCCATATGCTCCGCTAGTTTGTAGATAGTGTAATCCACCATCATATGCATTAGGATCGTAAGGTAAAAATGATTGCTGAACGATACCAGCTGTTGCCCCTGAATTTCCAGTTAATGTATATAAAGTACCTACTTTAGCTCCCGTAGTATAAACTGTTGCTCCGGTAGCGCTGTTGAATCCGGTAGCTCCGGTTACACCTATTACATTTTGTGTATAAAGATAATCAGCAACAAGAACTTGATCATAGCTTAAGAAATTGATTCTAGGAGTAGCTAAGTCACTATCACCAGTTAATTCATCAATAAGGTGATTACCTACTAGATCTATCTTAGATCCATTAGCACATATATCATCAAAAGCTTGTTCATCTATTGCACAAAATAGTCCAGTAGAAGGAGTGCCATTGTTTATTAATACTTGAATGTATTGAGTAACACCATTAAGGTCAACAAAATCAGGGATAATACATCCAGTAACTGAGGTAACTATAGATACATCAGGTTCAGATAGGAAACTATCAATTCTACTTTTTATGAATCCATTATCGGTAAAATATGTGCTCCATCTAGGATCCAGTGATAATGCTTGGTAATTTGTCCAATCACCGAATACTGCAATAACATCAATGAAATAGTCAGCCATATAGTCATATGGGTGCATAAAGCTAGGTACGTTATCCGCACCATACCAATCAATTGCGAAAATATCATATCCTCTAAGAGGTCTAGATGAATCAGTAGATTTTCTGGTAATTATACTCATCGGAGACTTACCAAGATTAGTTAAATTAAATAACTTACCTTGATCGGCAACACTTAATGTAGCAAGAAAGTAATTAGGATCAGCGAACCAAAATCTCTCCTTGTTATAGTAGGATGAATATAATCTACTAGTTACCTCACCGTTATACTCTTCAGTATCAAGTGAATATGATTGATATGTAACTTTATCGGGATTTGCAGTCTCCTCATCATCATTTAATCTTAAAAGATTTAACGCGAAAACAGGACCTGTATTTAAACATGTTAATATAGATCTTTGGAAAAAAGATCCCTTGTTTTCTAATGATCTATCAACATCTCCAAATATCGATATCATTGTAGTAACATCCGGTATATAAACCGGAGTATTAAAAGGACCCTTGTTAGAAAACCCAACAACCAGTCTTATCGTTTGTGATGTTAATATAACATTCTGAGATGCGTCAAACTCAAGTGTGTAGACTCCAGATGCTCTGAATTGAGAATAGTCTATTTTTACCTTATTTGCCATTATTTATTAAAGATATTTTTGCTTCTAGACTATATATCAAAATCAAAATGGGAATTATGTGTTATGCTATTACATCATGTTATTAAAATCACCAAACATTCTTCCATCCTTAGTACTTGGTCCTCTTCCTTCATCTTCGCTTATCTGTCCTCCTTCAAGTTTACTTATTATAAGATCCTTATATGAATTATCCTCAAGCTCATCAAACACCTCGCCAACTAATTGATTAAAATCATATCCCTCGAATAAGCCGGGTAAATTGACTAGCGTCATTGCAACATCATCATGGCCACTCTGACTGGAGTATGTTCCCCTATTATTTAAGCCAAAAGTAAAAAGCTCGGGTACGGTCCATTTTTTATCATTAACTAGTATTCTGTCACTTTTTATTAGCCCCCTGAGCATCTCACAATATTTCATTTTATTTTTCTCATTATACTTTATACCAACCTTCATTATTCTAGCTGCCTCCGTATGTTTAGTAAATAAAAACATCTCATCAAAAAAGTCATCCCTGGCCATTAATTTATCATATAACAATTCACCTTTATAATTCATCTCTAAAGCTATCTTAACCCTATCAACAGTAAATATTTCGCTACATAATAACTGTAGAAGTTTTGTCACTTCTTCGAGTTTTATTTCATTATCTCTGAATACACCAACCTGGACCAGGCCAAAAAAATCGGCTTCGTCCTCAAATTCCTCTATTTTCTCTATTATGAACTTAGGTAAAGGTGTTACCTTAAATATATTTATAACCGTAAAGTCTCCATTACCACCACCACTCAAATCTATGGAGATAACAAATTTTTTCCCGGGCTGATCGCACTTATCTATATCAAACTTTGGATGCCATAATAGATTCTCATAATTTACATCACCGTAATGCAGTGAGCTTAATTCCCTCCATTCATACTCAACCTCATTTCTTCTAATCTTTTTTAATTCATCCGAACCTAAAAGTAAGCTAGATGAGCTTAAAAATTGATTACCATATTCCTGATTAAATAATTCCTCACTTCCTAAGTTACCAATTTCCCTCTTTTTCCATTCATCGTCTCTACCCGGAACTTGCCACCAGTCAACCCTAATCGGATTAAAACTATTTTCCCCCGTTATTGCACCTTGATAAATGTCATAAAACTTATTCATTCCATTTGGGGTTGATGTTATTATTATTCGGGAAACTTTGGATGATGATACTGTGGGGTAAGTTGATCTGAAGAAAGCCTCCATGAAATTTGGATTAATATGAGCGAACTCATCCATATATAGAAAATGTATGGTAAAACCAATACCTGATGTTTTTGTTGTAGTTTTAGCTAATACCCTGCATCCATTATCAAATCTCATTGTCATAACGTTATTGACAACCATACCAGGTTTCATATAAAAAGGAAGTCCCTTTATAATGGATTTTATCTTATCCATTAACTCCTCCGCGGTATCACCTACGTTAGCAAGAATCATCGCATTTTTATCATGGTTAAAAAGAAGATACCAAACTAATATGATGGATGAGGTTATTGATTTACCAACCTGTCTAGGGGCTAAGAATATATTAAATCTATGATTCTGATATTCCTTAAGAACTGATGTCTGATAATCCCTAAGACGTATGTAATCTAAACCGGTATCAGTCATTACTTTACAATATTTAGCAAAATAACTAACATCCTCCGCACACTTCTTCATTTCCAGTATTTCTTCACTGGTATATTCCCAAAGTATATTAGATCTTTTTAGCTCCGGATCTTGGTCATGAAAAGGATTGTCAACTTCCTTGTAATCAAGTCCGTCCTCATCAACTCTTCTTAATAACTCATCAACCCTAGCGGTTGTCCAATAGGAGGTTTCTTGCTGTTCAGCTGCAGGTAAATTACTCATAGTTTCGCTTTATTCTAATATATCGTCTTCGATAGAATAATCCTCCATACCGGAATCTAGATCCTCCTGTATGCTTCTAGGATTATTAGCGTCTATTATTTTCTTCTGTCTAGCGTTAACTACCGCGTTAGGATCAACCATCTCCGGAGTTATATCAACAACTTCTGAGCTATTTATAATATCGCGTAGTCCCTCCATTATACCTCTGGTACCTCTGGATCTAATACCATCCGAGCTATTAGGGATCGGTGCATATGAACCATCGGAAGTGTATTCCTGATCCATTACGACACCATTGGAATGCCTCTTTTCATCAGATTCTATTCTAGTTTTCTTGTAGTTCTGTTCCATTTTTTCAAGATATCCCTGATAGTCCTTGGGCATCTGCATAATCTGGGATTGTAATTGAGCAAGAACTTCGAATAGTCTAGGGTGCATATTACCGAGATCTATTTCCTCTAATAATTTAGTAATCGCATGTTGAGATGATTTCAACTGAAACATCATTGCTGATATATTCATCGTGTCCATCTTCTTTTTAAATTCAACATGTGTTGCATCGGTTTTCGCTGCAGAATCTAAATAAAAATTGGATATTGAATCTAAAAGAGCCTTCGCCTCAGATAATGCAGTGGATTTTTCTGTTGCAAAATCCATAACTTCAGTACTTTTTAATCTTGGTAGATCTTCGGTATCAGCTGCTATATTATCCAATGCTTCCTCCATTATAATGGAGTCTAAACTTTCTTTAATCTTTTCTTCCAGAACTTTTTCCGGTTTTGGTTTTCTTCTTGGCATAATTTATCTATTTCTAGCAAACTTAGGTGCTTTTAATAATGGTTTTGCGTTATCTATTATGTGTGCTAATTGTGCATCTCTAACTACATTCTGATTTAGAACTGTAGACTGTGTATCTATATCTATCATATTTTTAAATAATCTAATATTAGTTAAGAATATTGGACCAGTGAATATTTTATATGTATTATCATCAGTACCATAGAATGGACTAGCTGTATCGTTATTTATTACAGATGGAGCATTGAACAATATAGGGTCAGTAAACATTCTTACGACCTCATGAACCTTGTTAAGTTTACTGGTCTGCTCATTAGGATTTACAGGATCATATGACATTTCCCATACATTTGCAGAAATCTGTTTATAAACATTGGAAAAGTTTACAACGATTGAATACCAATCACCATAAACTGGTGTAAATTGTAGAGGCGAGTTTATTATTGTATCATTCAATCTTATAACTAAACTACCAGTCTCTAAAAACTGGTTACCTGTATCATCCATTACTCCGGAATGTACTATATCCACCCTGAATCCTTTTATCGAATCATCAACATCCTGATATAAACCGCTAATCAAATTTCGGCTTTGTGCTTTTTGCATTCTCCATATTATGGTTCCTTCGGAAAAAACTGTGTTATTATTAACAACAGTGAACCTATATTCATCCAAAACTGAGACTACCTGATATCCTCCTGAATGATGTTTGTCACCTTTGATAGCTACATATCCATTAGGATTTGATGCGTATGATTGCCAGCTTTCAAGTCTATGCCTTTTAGGGAATGAATTAAAGTATAGTAAATCATCGGTAGAATTCTCTAGAGTCAAGTTTATTACAGGATATGGTCTTCTTAATAATTGCTGATTGTCATAGTAATTTCTTATATTAAACCATGTAGTAAATGCTAATTCCGTGGACGAATCAGATTTTGGTAAGAATTTATATCTAATTGCATTTCTATATCTGTCCGGATCATATCCGAATTCGGAATCATCATTAAATGATGCAGATAAATCATAATAATTATTAGCAACTATGGTCCAGTTATTATTTAGATCATATTCAATTGTTTGAAGCTCCTTATAGATATATGATCTTATAGGATCCTGAGACAATTGGGTTATCGTGGTTGCATATTGCTGTGGCTTGGTAGCTTTCGTTTCTTCGTCTCTAGTTTCAACTCCAAATAGATCACTTGTAGTTAAAGATATTCCCTCTAATTCCTCCTTATATGCAGGGTCCTGAAAATACGTATTACTCTTAGGAGTATATTTCTTAAGCTCAACTTTAAAGTAAACAGGGGAATTCATAAAATCCCTGAAAAGGTAAGTTGAATTTATTTCATATATTCTATTTGCAATAGGAAAATAAAGTATATCTCTCTTCCTTGGTTGTGATCCCTTACCAAATATACTTTCGAAATACCTTTTATCAATCTGTATTTCAAAAGGTTCCTCAAACTGGAGCCCAAAAGGATCAAAGTTCATTTTATTGTCAGGAAACTGATTTTGTGGAACTACTATCTTAACACATTTCTCATCCACTACATTAAATAGAGTGTATTCCCTAAGTATAACATCCTTTCCTCTAGCTTGTGGCTGTATTGAATAATAATTTGCTTCTAGACCAAAAACATTATTAACCATTAAACTAAGATCCTGGTATAGATTTAAAGCACGATTAACAGCATATGGATTAAAAGTAAAATTACAGTTTGAAAATACAACAGGTCTGGATGAAACCTCATTAGTGCAAACCGGCGCTGGCTTGTATATAACAACCTCCGGTGTTGGACCATAGTCTAGATCCAATTCAAAAGAAACTATAACTATAGTAGGATCTATAGGTTCTTCGGTATTATAGATTATAGTACCATCATCATTAATAAGAACTGAGGTAAATCTAAATTCAGGATAAAATTTATTATTAGGATTTAATGCTATATCAAAGAGAGTTGAAAATTCATTAGTTAGCCCATTTAAAGCAGTACCTACGTTTGTCCATAATGACCAACTTTTACCATCTATACTATATCTAAAATCTATTGCGATATCATTCGCATCTAATATGGATCCCGAGTTATTACTATTCGATGCATCTATTATCCATCCGTTAAATTTAGTAACGTTCTCGAAAGGTTTATCCCATGATAGAACCCTATAATTACCTATATAGGTGAAGTTTAATGCACTATCTAGCTGTTCTATTCTTAAATCATAATAGGATGAGTCTTCGCACGGTTTATAAAAAGTTTCTCCGTTTATTGATACCTGATGATATCCGCCACAACCTATCTGCTGAGATCTAGCCATTGCACCCTCCGGAGTAGAGAATATATTATCAGTCGATGAGCTCTTTACTTTGTCTGTATTTTGTAATCCATCATGATAATTAAATCTTTGATCAGATAGATTATATTGCTCACCACTGGTATTATATACAGGAGTGGTTGGCTTTGGAAACTTATCTTCTGGTACGAAACTCATTTTTTTAATTATTTATGTATATATCCAAAAAGAAAATGCTGGACTTATGATCCAGCATTTTCTTAATTTATATTCTTAGTATTTCTCGTATGATTTTTCTTCGGTAAAAATAGAACCATATTTTAAATTTATATACTTTTTAATTTCCGCTCTTTTGTCGTTAGTTATATAAACAGATCTTGCTAATTCTATAAATTCATCATCGAATTTTTTTGAATTTTCTAGCAATCTTATTTCGTCCTCTATCTCCCATAATTTTTTATTTATATTCAACAGTGAGTAAAAATCTTCTTGTTCTACTAAAAGGTGCTCAAATACTATCGGGTAAAGATAATCAAACTCATTAATAATATTATTCAATTTTGACTTGTCAAGTATATTATCCTTCTTTATATTTAATATTGATAGCTTATCTACTATCTCACCAACTGAAACCTCTATTTTCATAATTACCTATTATCAATGTATATCAATACCTCATTATAATATTCAATAAAATGCTCATTCCATAAATCCCATTTAATATCTATACCATCGATGGAAAATACTTCATATTTATCAAAATTTTTAAGATAAAGATCTCTAAATTTTCTAAATTTATCCTTTATACCTGGTTCATAATTCTCGTTCAGATGCCATTCACCAGATATCTTCTTGACATTATTCTTTATATAATCAAAATTTTCAGAATTGAATATTTCATACTCACCTCCCTCACAATCGGTTTTTAAAAAATCTATTCTTTCTAAATTGTTATCGTTTATAAATTTTTTAAATGTTATACTATTCATAGACGATTGTGTGCTCACATCAGAATTAAAAAGCAACTTATCATTATCCGCTGTACCATCACTATTTGATATTCCAGCATTAATATTTGTTACTTGCTTGCCCTCCGTATTTTTAACCAATATTTCAAAAAACTCATTATATGGTTCAAAACAATATACATGCTTAGGATTTTTATTTAATATCGAATAGGTAAAAGGTCCTAGACTTGCACCAATATCAAGAACTATATCACCCGAGTCAACGCTAAAAAATTTCTGATAGATATTCTCAGTAATTAATTCGTTTATCATCGTATTTTTATATGTTCTAGTTTGGTTACCCCAATTAAAGGAATCGAACAAACCAGAATTGTCAGTGTCCTTGTCCTGCTCTGGTGAATCATATTTTTTAATTATAATACAGTTGGAAGCAAATTTAATATATTCGATATTTAATTCATTCTGATGTCCATTATATTTAAAATTTACCTGGTGGTTAAATTTAGTAAAATAATCAACTATATTTAGATATCCCATTTCATAACCATATAAAAATGATGCAGGATCCCAATATGATGTTTCAATATCCTCTATAATATAGTAACCCCCAGCCGAAAGGAGATTTACAAACAAATGGTGAAATGTTTTTATCTGATGATCTGGTTTATGCGAGCCATCATCTATGATGATCTTACATCTATCTATTCTATCAATTACGAAATTAAGGTCGTCTATATTATTCTGATCACCTTTAAATATTTTTCCTCTGTCATGAGTCCATTCATGACCTATATCCATACCATAAATTTTGGCATTCTTTAGGTATTCTCTCCATAGATTTACAGATTTACCTCTATCTATTCCTATTTCAAATAATGAAAATTCATCATTGATCATCGGATCTAATATGGCCGGATATATTTTATGATATTCGTGGCTCGATGTCTTGTCGCATTCGTATTTGTCACTAATATATTTAAACCTATTGAAATCTTCGGAATTAGCAAACATTAATACTCCCTCTCTATTCGTTACGTTTAATTTTTTTAAAACACTAAATTTATCGGTAAATATTTTAAATTCTGAAGATTTATAAAAATCGTACAGATTTTTTTCAAGCTGAACATTCACGTTATTTTTAGTATAGTAATCATCCTTTGACATAAACTTACCGTAGAAGGAATCTAATACGTCTATTTTACCAGAGAAAAATCCACTACAATACGAATTAAAATCGTAGGTATTGTCATCATAGAAATAAAATACACAATCGAAATCATCAAGCTTTTTGTTATTTCTTAATATTGTTTGATTATCTATAATATAGTCATAATTTATTACGTGAATTTTTTTCTTTCCTAGTTGATTTGCCAATTTAATACCATTCTGAATTAATGTATATGCTGCATAACCATGCTCGTATTCCATCGGGGAATATACTTTTCTACCATTTTCATCAAAATGCCAATAATTATAGCTGACGTCATATTTCTCAAACTCATCTTTCAATAACAAGGGATTGTTTTTGGTATATAAAACCCAATCACATAATTCCTGTATATCTGAATCTACAGGGTAATTTGAAGATAATATTATTTCGCCTCTTATTTTTTCGATACACTCCCTCAATAAATTCTTTCTCCATTGATTATCCGCATGCGACAATACAATAGTTATGCTATCATCAGATTCAACAGATTCAACAGATTCAACTTCAACGACATTATCGCCCATTATAATTTTTTTAATTTCCTTTATTACCTGGCTAGATTTTATACTTTTTGTACATTCAAACATTCTATCAGTATTTTTATGATCAGGACACCAATTCCAATCACCTGCATCAAGTCTTTCCCTGTTAAAACATCCATGACAAACATCCTCGTTTATTATTCTATATGTTCCAATAGATGGTTCACAATATTTTTCGGTGAATCCTGATATGAGAATAACCGGTATGTCGACGGACCAAGCTAGCCAAGAAAGTCCACTGGATAAACCGATAAAGAATTCACAGGTAGATAAATCATCAATTAACGTTGATAATCCATCACCTTCAAATTTGGATATTCCTGACGGATGATAATTACCCATATATCCGTCATTCTCTTTCGAATATAACATGACCTCATATCCCATCGATAAAAGATAATCAACAACTTCCTGCCATCCATATTTATTATTCCAGTATTTTGATTGAGCTGTTGAATGTATACCTATCCCAACTTTTTTCTTTTTGCTAGTCTTTGGTAAATTAAGTAACGGTCTAATTTCTTTATATTCTAAACCTAATATATCAGTTGCTGTTTTCTGCAAAGGTTGTTTTCTGAAATCGTTGGGTACCCTATCATAATCAACATTACCCTTATCGTCATAATACCAACCAATATTATATTGTGCATATATGTTATTAACAATATCACCAGGATTTACAAATTCTATGCTTTTATATTGATTCGCAAATAGATAATTAAGAAAAGTTGAAACTATAACATCGCAGTTATGGATTTTTCTAAATTCCTCTACATAGGGAATCCAAGCCAATGTATCTCCCAATGATCTCGAATCGAATGAGATATAGACCCTTTTTCCTTCCAGATTAAGAACATCAGAATAAATAAGATTGTCATTTTCATAAACATTAGTTTCCCATTTAATATAATAT